TTGAAAACAATCGCACTGGCAAATCAGAAGGGCGGCGTGGGTAAGACCACCACAGCCGCCAGCCTCGGCATTGGTCTTTCTCGGCAAGGTAAAAAGGTTCTGCTGATCGACGCCGATGCCCAGGGCAATCTCACGCAGATGTTGGGCTGGCCGCAGCCTGACGAATTATCCCCCACGCTCTCCACTCTGATGGAGAAGATCATCGCAGAGCAGCCCATCGCCCCCAGTGAGGGTATCCTGCACCACCCGTCCGGCGTCCACCTTGTCCCCGCCAATATCGAGCTGTCGGCACTGGAGGTCACACTGGTCAACACCATGAGCCGTGAAACGGTGCTGCGGCAATATCTGTCCACCGTGGCAGACCGCTACGATTACGCGCTCATCGACTGTATGCCGTCGCTGGGTATGCTGACCATCAACGCCCTGACTGCGGCGGACAGCGTGATTATCCCCGTGCAGGCGCAGTATCTTCCGGCCAAAGGGCTGGAGCAGCTTTTGCGAACCATCACCCGCGTGAAACGGCAGCTCAACCCGAAGCTGGAGGTGGACGGCATTGTGCTGACCATGGTGGACAGCCGTACCACACTGGCGCGGGAGATCAACGCGCTCATCCGCAAAACCTATGGCGGTCATGTGTTCGCAAGCGAAATCCCCCGGTCCATCAAGGCGGCAGAGATCAGTGTGGAAAACAAAAGTATTTACGACCACGACCGCAGCGGCAAGGCGGCGCTGGCGTATGAAAATCTGACGAGGGAGGTGTTGAGCCTTGGCAAGCAAATTAAGCGGCATCGAGCTGACCCGGTACGATGACCTGTTCAAAACAGACGCAGAGCGTGAAGCTGACCGGCAGGAGCGTATCCAACTCGTTCCCGCAGCAGAGGTTTTCCCATATTCCCGCCAGCCGTACACCATTGACCGCCCCACGCCTGACTTGGTGCGGCTCATGGACAGCATTGAGCACATCGGCATCGCTGAGCCGCTGATCGTTCGCCCCCGTGAGAGCAGCGGGTATGAGATCATTTCCGGCCACAGGCGCGATTACTGCGCAAAAGCGGTGGGGCTGGATACCCGTCCTGTCATCGTCCGCAATTACAGTGACGAGGAGGCGGACATCCTTGTTGTGGACTATAACATCAACCGCGAGGACTTGCTGCCCAGCGAGAAAGCCAAAGCCTACAAGCTGAAGCTGGACGCCATGAAACGGCAGGGACAGCGGACAGATTTAACTTCTCTCCAACTTGGAGAGAAGTTAAACAAGAAAACATCGGTAAGAATCCTCGCTGAGCAAGCGACTGACAATGTAACTTCAATCCAACGCTATGTGCGGCTGAACAAGTTAATCCCCCCTCTGCTGGACGCGGTGGACGCAGGAACGCTCAAGTTCGTTCCCGCAGCGGATTTCCTCTCCCACCTGTCCGAAAAAGAACAGACCTACCTCCTGTTGGTCATGGAGCGTGACGAGGTATCCCCGTCGCTTGGACAGGCCCAACGGCTCAAGCAGCTCAGCGGCGAGGGAAAACTGGAAAATAACATCATCGACCTCATCATGCGGGAGGAAAAGCCGCTGGAACGCAAGGTCACGATCCGCAATGACCGTCTGCAAAAATACTTCCCCGCCAGCTACACCCCAAAGCAGATGGAAGATGTCATCATCAAGCTGCTGGAGGGCTGGCACCGCAAGCGGCAGCAGGAGCAGGCGCGATGAGGAATGAACCGATGCGCAGGAACGAGCTGCCGGAAACCTGTTTTTCCATTCTGCCGTCCAGCGGGCAGCTTATTATCATCCGGTGCGGTGAGCGCGGCTATTATCCCTCTGAGTGGGATACCGGCAGCCGGGAGGAAAACCGCGAGATCGCCAGCAACCATAATGTGCGGCGCGGCATTACGGATATTCAGGAAGCGGCAATGCTGGCAGGCTCCATGTTCGGCTGGAATACACCAGGCGCGAACCCGCAATGGTATCTGGACAATGCAAGATATGTGAATTCCAACATCGTCCAAGGCCATATCAAAGACCCAATTATGAGCGTGTACTATCCCGTCAGCAGTTTCTTACTGTGCTATGAGATCATGGGCAAACAGCACTTTTATCTGCCCGTGGACAAACTGCCGCAAGAGCTGATGGGCCAAAGGTCGCAGTTCATCATGCTGCCGGATCTGGTGCGTGGAGTACCGGTCATGCCGGTGACAGCGACTTTTGCACAAAACGGGAGCTGCACCGTCCAGTTAGAACACGGCAGCTATGTAGTGGGGGAAATGGTCAATCAGGAATACCACATCACCGCCCGCGTCCGCGTCGGCAGTGCCGAGTTTGTCATGGGCGAATGTGAAAAAGCCCCTGCCCCCTTTGTCACATGGCAACGCAACTGCAAAAACGACGGGGACGGCCCACCCAATTTCTTTTGGGGGCATTACCGCTCTGACCGTTCTTCCTGCATCGATGATTTCTGTGAACGGGCCGGAAATGAATACAAAAAGCAACAAAATCGCACGGCGCAGCAAGAACAAAATCGCACCACGCCGAAAAAAGAAAGAGGTGAATCACGATGAGCGACCGTGAGTCGGCAAACATCATGAAAGAAAAGATGACCGTTTTGTGCGTTAAGCCAGGGAAGAAGCCTATGCGTATTGAAATTGAAGATGGTCTTGGCGCATTACAGCGAGCGGTTGGAGGCTGTATCGAAGCTGTATACCCGTATGAAGATCCTGTGGCACTGATTGTAAACGAAGAAGGAAAGCTGAACGGATTGCCGCTGAACCGTGCGCTCCGAGATGAGGATACCGATATTTATGACATTGTGGCTGGGAATTTTTTGATTGTCGGACTTGGAAAATCTGAATTTACGTCCTTAACGCCTGCACTGATGAAGAAATACGAGAAGCTATTTCATCATCCGGAAGCCTTTATTAAGCTGGGGGAGCGCCTGACAGTCGTTCCTATGCCGGAACCGCAGGCGCACAAATCTACAAAAGAGCGAGGTACAGCACGATGAGCGACCGTGATCCGGTAAACATCATGGGCGTTACCGCCTTTCCAAACCCTGACCATGACAAGCGCATGATCCGCTTCATCGACAGCGAATATCATACGCTTTTTACTATCAAAGACGGGGAAAGCATCGTCATTACCCGCTTTGACGGTGAAAAGGTGGTTTTGCCCTGTAAGTACATTGACGATTGCCATGTCTGCGTCGGCAACTCCGCCTATCATATTTGCGAGTTTGCGGAAATGCAGGAACGCAGCGGCAATACCTATGTTCCCAGAACGCCGAAAATCAGCGCCGAGATCGGCACCTATGAAATCTACCAAATCCCTGCAATCGCTGATGTAGACTACTGTTTCCGGCCTTATGCAGAGGCAAAGGGAAAACTCCAGAACGCTGATTATCAGCGTTCTTACGCCGGTATGTACGCAAAGGAAAATTCGCTGGAGCATCTATGGGCAAAGCACAACAGCGACCACCGCCCCTTTGCCCATCGGATGCGTTCCATGTCTGTAAGCGACATCGTGGTACTGACGCAGGGTGGAAAGAAAACTGCCTACTACGCAGATACCATCGGTTTCAAGGAGGTCCCGGAGTTTTTGGCACAACAGAGAGTGCAAAAGAAACACAAAGAACGAGGTGAAGCCAGATGAACTATGACGCACAGAAGGTGACCTATCAGGAGGTCACGATTTTTGACCGACCGGCATTGTTTACAGAATGCCGCATTGACCAAGCTACCGTGCCGGAGGGCGTATATCGCTACGAGCTGCGACATGGGGATGAGGATTGGGGAGAACCAAGGGAGTTGGCCCGAAACCTCATGGTCAACTTCTATGGCACCGTTCTCACCCGTGAGCCATTCCAGCTTCCCCTTGACGGGTGGATTCCGCTGGAGAGCGACAGCCTTTCCTTTCAAGATGGCGGATGCCGTACCCTTGCGGAATTTCAGGAGAAATATCCCGCCAGTGATAAGGATGTCATTGACTTTTACAGCGTCAATGAGCCTGCGCTGCACGCTCTCTATTTCTCCCGCAGTGAGGATCAGGACAAGTCTGCGGGCTGTGTGGGACACCTGCGGGGTGATTTTGGCAGCGGCAAGCAGTTTTACACAACATGGTGGCCTCACCAGCAAGACGCGCTGAACACGCCGGAGTTTAAGGCCGATATTGACCGTACCGTAAACTGGCTGCGGGAGCAGCCGGCCTCCCCGCTGCGGGACTTCGACAGCATGAACCGCTACTGCAACCGGTATGAGCAGATTTGCGCCATCAAGGGTGCGTTGCTTCCCTCCTGCGGATTTATGGTGAAAACCAAACAGTATGTGTATATGCTCCGCTGTACGCCAGTCAAAGGTGATTACCAGTTTTATATTTATTGCTATCAGCGAAAACCATTTGAAAAGGCCCAAAAAGAACAGCAAAAGAATGACCGGCTTGCAGTAAAAAAGCGGGCGGAGCCGGAGAGATAGGAGGTGCGAGCCTTGCCAACCAAATTTCAGCTTATCACAGAGCTGTATGACCAGACTGTGCAGAGCGTTACCGGCAGCTATCAAAGCTGGACGGGCTTTCTCCGCGCGGCCTGCTACAATTACAAATGCCCCTTCGATGATCAAATTCTGATCTACGCCCAGCGCCCGGACGCCACGGCGGTCCTTGAGATGGAACGCTGGAATCGTCAGTTTGGCCGCTGGGTGAATCGCGGGGCCAAGAGCATTGCCGTATTTGGTGATGACGGTCAAAACTGCCTGAAGCTCTATTTTGATGTTTCGGACACCCATGCGTCCCGCTTTGCCCGTCCACTGCCCATCTGGACGATGCACCCGGCCTTTGAGCCGGAGGTCATCGAAACCTTAGAAGCCACCTTCGGCAACCTGGCCGAAAAAGAAAATCTGGCGGACGCCGTGCGCTCCGCCTGCCACAACGCCGTGGCGGACAACATCACGGACTACCTGCAAGACCTGCGGGAGTGCCGAGAGGACAGCCTGCTGGAGGAGCTGGACGATCTGAACCTTGAGGTGTTCTACCGGGACGCGCTGGAGGTCAGCGTGGCGTATATGCTGATGACACGCCTCGGCCTGCGGGCAGATGACTATTTTTCACCCGATGAGTTCGCCCATGTTTACGAATTCAACACGCCGCCCACCATCAATGCCCTGGGCATCGCCACCAGCGACATCGCGGAGATGGGATTGCGGGAGATCAGCCGAACGGTCATGCAGGCTCAGCGGGATCAATTTTTTGCAAACCGTGAAAAAAGACGATATGATGACCACACAGAACGACACGAAGCAGGCCGAGAAAGGAGCAAACAGTATGGAGGTCACTTACAGGATGCAGAACGGCTATCAGGTGCCGAACCTGCTGATGCCGCAGACGCCGGAGGCGCATCTGGGCAAGTACGCGGAGCTGCGGAGAGAGTACCTGAAAAAGCGCCGCAGGGTGCTTTACACCAATCTCAAGACCAGCGGCAAGCTGATGGAGCATCTGGCGGAGATCGAGCAGAACGCGCAGAAAATGGTGGAACAGACCGTGATGCAGATGGCACAGACCGAGGGCGTGACGGAGGAGCTGAAAGCGACCGATCCGCTGCGCTGGACAGGCCTGATGAACAATCTCCGGCACAGCGCGGAGGAACTGGTGCTCAACGATCTGATCTACGCCTGACAGTCGAAGAACCCACAAAGGCAGGAAGTGGTGAACTTCCTGCCTTTGCTGACCACAGCGGGGATTATGTGCTGCTGGACCGTCTACGCGCCGATTGTGATTATTTCCTCGGCGCTGGCGGGCGAAGTGAAAAGCACCTGTGGGCAGGTAATGTCCACGCGCAAATCAAGAAAATGCGGGAGCTGTATGATGCTCTCCCGAAAAAACCGGAGTGGCTGACCGCAGAAGCCATTGACCGCTACGCCGCGCAGATGGCCGCGCCCTATCAGGTCGCTGCTTATCACCATTTTGAAAACGGCTTTGATGATAAGCTGGACTATCAAACGCTGGAAGAAGCGGAGACTGCGGCGCAAGGCTATGTTGCCGGCACGATAGAGGAAGATGGCTTTGCATACGACGGTGCTGCTGTCTATGACGCCGAAACGCGCCAATGTCTCCGCGTTTACGGTGACTACCCCGACAAAATGGCACAGCAACAGGCAGCAGCTTTTGCGCTGGAGCATGGCACCGTACCCCCCAACGGCAAGAGACTTCCTGCCTTTCTGGATATGCACCTCATTGAAGCCAATTTGTTGGACGATGGCGGGCGCAAACACAAGCGACAGGAGATATTCAACTTTTTTCAGTCACACAAGAGCCTTGCAGAACGCACAGAGTTCTTAAAAAACAGCTACAAGGATATATGGGTGGAAGCTCTGACCGACGGCGTTCGGTCGGGCTACCACGCCGAAAAAGACGGACTCAAGATGTGGGAGGGCAGTTACCTCTCCCGTACATCGGAGTCCATTTTTTCATGGTCAGTCATTACCGAGATGACCGAGGGCCTGATCGAGCGCGGTGAGTACAAGATCAAGCTGGGTTTGCAAAACGCCCCCGTTGTCGCGGAGCAGCTTGCCCTATTTGATATGGGCGGCGACGAGCCGGTGTATGAAGTCTCGACGGATACGCCCACCGGCGTTCTGGCCTCAGCCCGCACGGTGCCGCAGGCAGTCATCGACCTGGCGCTCTGCACGGGCGGCAACGAGCCCAATAGCGCAGAACGCATTGCGGTGTTCTATATGCGGGAGCGTCCGGAGCAGGAAAATATAGTATTTCTGCGTCGGGAGTTTGGTACAGAGAACGGGCGCGGCATTGAGTACGAGGGCCGCAAATACGCCGTGTGGTTCATGGAAGATGGCATCCACCTTGCCCAAGGGGACAGCATCCGCACCGGATACAGCAAAACCGTGGTCACATGGGAACAGACATCGGCCCGTATTCTGGAGCTGCTGGAGACTGGAACTTACCTCTCCGTGTCTGAACTGGCGCAGGCTCCGGACAAGGTGCTGCACGAAGCGATGGACGCTCTCCTGATGACAGCCCGCGATCTGACCAAGGAAGGCCGGGACATGGGGCTGCTCCCGCAGACTTTGGCCATCCACGACCAGCACAAGGGCTACCCGGAACTGGACGAGGACATGGTCGCGTTCGCAAAGACGGACGGTGGCCTACAAATGTTGACGCAGGAATACCACGCTTTTCTGTATGCTTATCATGATGATCCATCCATTCTGCGATACCGCCTTTCAGAGTACAACACCCACCGTATCGGCATCATTTTCAACGGCCTGCCATACTCGGAGCGGCACTTTACCGCACAGCCGAACTTTCGGCGTCAGTGCAAAATGTTCATTACGCAGGATGAGATTGACCAGCACTTTTTGAATGAAGGTACGGACAGTCGCCTGACGGTCTACTCCCATTTCTGCTATTCCCATACATCGGAAGAACACCAGAAATTTATCAAATCCTGCTTTGGAGAGTACAGCGGCAGCGGTCGCGCAGGATACCAGAGTACGAAAACATACAAAGGTTTGGAATATGAGCGCGACTACAATTCCAGAAAATATGATACCGTCCATCTGACCATTCCTAATGTTGTCAAGGAGTATGAGTGCCTGATCGCGCAGAAGCGGTATCCCGGTGAGGACGCTATCGCTAAAATCCCGGAGTATGAGCGTGGGCAGTTGGCGCGGCTTATTTATAGCGGCTTCTATGATGCCCCAGACGATACTCCGCGTCCCTATCCAAAGGGTGCGGACTTTTATGATGCGCTCCCCATTATTGAAAAGCAACTGGAAGATAGGGGAAAAGCTGCGGAGATACTGGCGGCGCTGACCTCTCGGTTGGATGGCATGACAGACGGTGATCGCTATTACGATTCCGTCCGCCGCGCAAAAGAACGCCTTTTTGAGTATGTAGACGGTACCTTCAGCCTGTTCAACCACCGGCACGATGCACCGCGGCAGGCACACTCTGACGAAAACACGCCCAAGCCCGAACCTGTGCAGCAAGATGTCACACCACCTACGGAACCGGAAGCCCCCGAACCGCTCCCCATCGGTACACGCCTGACCATAGACGGGCGGCAGTATGAAGTGGACAGCGTAGATGACTCCACGCAAAAGGTATCCCTGCGGGATGTGACCTTTGAAAACGGAACGGGGTTCCCCATTTTTCGGCAGGAATCCGTAGAATTTGTCCGCGAGCATGTGGAACAGCCCAACGTGGAGCAGACAGTGACACAGGCGGACGAGCCACGTGTGGTACTCACACCGCCGAAAAAGAAAAAACGGAACGCGCTCGCTTACCCGCTGGACACAAATGGCAGAAATTACCGCATCACCGATGACCATATCGGAGAGGGCACGCCGCTGGAGCGCTTTCAGCACAATTTGGATGCGATCCGCACGCTGAAAACCGTAGAGGCCGAGAATCGCACCGCCACCGCAGAAGAACAGGCGGTGCTGGCGCAGTATGTCGGTTGGGGCGGCCTTGCCAGCTTTTTTGAGGAAAAGAACCCGCGATATGCTGAGCTGAAAGACCTGCTCACCGACGCCGAGTATGCCGCTGCCCGTGAATCCACGCTCACAGCGTTCTACACACCGCCTGTGGTCATCCGCAGTATCTACGCCGCACTGAGGCAGATGGGTTTCAAGCAGGGCAACATTCTGGAACCTTCCTGTGGCATCGGTAATTTCCTCGGTATGCTGCCGGAAAGCATGAGCGGCAGCAAGCTGTACGGCGTGGAGCTGGACGACCTCTCCGGCCGCATCGCCCGCCAGCTCTACCAGCGCAGCAGTATTGCGGTGCAGGGCTTTGAAAAAACTGCCTTTCCAGATAATTTCTTTGATGTTGCCATCGGCAATGTTCCCTTTGGTCAGTTTCATGTGGCGGATAAACGGTACGATCGGCTGAATTTCCCCATCCACGAGTATTTCATCGCCAAGTCCATGGATCAGGTCAGACCGGGCGGTGTTGTCGCCTTTGTGACCTCCAGCTTCACGATGGACAAGCAGACTGCGTCTGCCAGAAAGTACATCGCGCAGCGCGCGGAGCTGCTGGGCGCGATTCGCCTGCCGAACAATGCCTTCAAGGCGGCGGCAGGCACAGAGGTCGTTTCGGATATTCTGTTCCTCCAAAAGCGCGAGCGCATGGTGGACATCGAACCGGAGTGGGTGCATCTTGCCACCGATGAAAACGGCATCCAGATGAACAGTTATTTCATCGACCACCCGGATATGATCTTGGGCGAGATGAAGATGGTGTCCGGGCCGTTCGGCCCCACGCCCACCTGTGAGCCGTACCCGGAGCAGCCGTTGGAAGCACTGCTGGCGGAGGCCGTTCAGAATATCCACGGCGAGATCACCGCTTACGACCGGGAGGAAGAACTGGAGGGCGAGGATCATTCCATCGAGGCCGATCCCGCTGTCCGCAACTTCTCCTATACGCTGGTAGCGGGCCAGATCTACTACCGGGAAAACAGCCGCATGAACCCGGTGGAGGTATCCAAGACGGCGGAGAGCAGAATCCGCGGCATGATCGAGCTGCGGGACTGTGTGCGGACGCTGTTGGAATACCAGACCGAGGACTATCCCGATGAAGAAATACAAGCGCAGCAAGCCAAGCTGAATACCCTCTACGACGCTTTCACCCGGAAATACGGTCTGATCAATTCCCGCGGTAACGCCATCGCGTTTGACCAGGACAGCTCCTACTTCCTGCTGTGTTCACTGGAAATTCTGGACGAGGACCGGAACCTGAAAAGAAAGGCGGACCTGTTCACCAAGCGCACCATCCGCAGCCACAAACCCGCTGAAAAGGTAGACACAGCGGTGGAGGCCCTGGCCCTGTCCATCGGAGAGAAAGCCCATGTGGATATGGACTATATGAGCAGGCTCACCGGCAAGGACGAGGAGACGCTGTTTTCTGAACTGGCCGGCGTGGTGTTCCTGAACCCTGCTTACACCGGCGAAAACGATGGGCATGAGAAATACCTGCCTGCGGACGAATATCTTTCCGGCAATGTGCGTCAGAAATTGGCGGTTGCTCAAGGCAAGGCGGAGCAGGACCCGCAGTATCAGATCAACGCTGAGGCATTGGCGCAGGTGCAGCCCACCGACCTCACTGCCAGCGAGATCTCCGTCCGGCTGGGCGCTACATGGCTGGACACCGAATATGTCCGCCGGTTTATCTTCGAAACGCTGGGGACACCCCGCAGCGCGCAATGGGGCATGAAGGTCCACTATTCTAAAATCACCGGTGAATGGCGCATCGAAGGCAAGAGCAAGGATCGCGGCAATGTGAAGGCCATCAGTACCTACGGCACACAGCGCATCAACGCCTATGAGATCATTGAGGACACCCTGAACCTGAAAGATGTCCGCATTTTTGATTATGTGTACGATGCCGATGGCAGGAAAACCGCTGTCCTCAACAAGAAGGAAACCGCCATCGCCCAGAGCAAGCAGGAACTCATTAAAGACGCCTTTGCCGAGTGGATCTGGAAAGACCCGGACCGGCGCGAGGCTATCTGTAAGACCTACAATATCCTGTTCAATTCTAACCGTCCCCGTGAGTATGATGGCAGTCACATCAATTTCAGCAGTATGAACCCGGAGATCACGCTCCGCAAGCACCAGGTCAACGCCATCGCGCACATTTTGTACGGTGGAAATACCCTGCTTGCCCATGTGGTGGGCGCGGGCAAGACATTTGAGATGGTCGCGGCGGCGATGGAGTCAAAGCGGCTGGGCCTGTGTCAAAAATCTCTCTTTGTGGTGCCCAACCACCTGACAGAGCAGTGGGCCACTGAGTTTTTGCAGCTCTATCCGGCAGCGAACATCCTTGTCGCTACCCGCAAGGATTTTGAGACCAAGAACCGCAAGAAATTCTGTGGCAGAATCGCCACCGGCGACTACGATGCCATTATCATCGGCCATAGCCAGTTCGAGAAGATCCCTATGAGCGTGGAGCGCCAGCGGGCCATTCTGAAGCGTCAAATCGACGAAATTATGATGGGCATTTCCGAAGCCAAGCGAGAAAAAGCCGAGAACTTCACCATCAAACAGATGGAGAAAACCAAGAAGGGCCTGCAAGCCAAGATCGACAAGCTGAACGACCAGAGCCGCAAGGACGATGTGGTCACCTTTGAAGAATTGGGCGTTGACCGCATCTTCATTGACGAGTCACACTATTTTAAGAACCTTTTTTTGTATACGAAAATGCGGAATGTGGGCGGTATTGCCCAGACCGAGGCGCAGAAAAGCTCAGACCTCTTTATGAAGTGCCGCTACCTTGACGAGATCACCGGGGGACGCGGCATTGTCTTTGCCACCGGCACCCCCATTTCCAACAGCATGGTGGAGCTTTACACCATCCAGCGGTATTTGCAGATGTCGGCGTTGGAGGAGCAGGGCTTGCAGCACTTCGATAGCTGGGCGGCGAACTACGGGGAAACCGTCACCGCCATCGAGTTGTCCCCGGAGGGCTATACTTTTATAGGACGATGAATTTAACTGTCCTAAATTGAAAAAATACATAAGGAAGGAGGTAAAAAGAATGTCAAGGACTTCAAGAATTACGGCACTTTACGAGCGTTTGTCGAGAGATGATGACCTTACAGGCGAGTCAAATTCGATAACCAACCAAAAGAAATACTTGGAAGATTACGCCCGTAGGAATGGTTTTGAAAACATTCGTCATTTTACCGATGACGGATTTTCGGGTGTAAATTTCAATCGCCCCGGCTTTCAATCTCTGATAAAAGAAGTTGAAGCAGGAAATGTAGAAACCTTGATTGTAAAGGATATGAGCCGATTAGGGCGAAATTATCTGCAAGTAGGGTTTTATACGGAAGTTCTGTTTCCACAGAAAAATGTCCGTTTTCTTGCAATCAACAACAGTATTGACAGTAACAACGCTTCGGATAATGATTTTGCTCCGTTTTTGAATATTATGAATGAATGGTATGCCAAAGACACAAGCAATAAAATCAAGGCTATATTCGATGCCCGTATGAAAGACGGAAAGCGTTGTAGCGGTTCTATCCCTTATGGGTATAACCGACTGCCGAACGATAAACAAACGCTTGTTGTTGACCCTGTGGCTTCGGAAGTGGTAAAGCGTATCTTTCTTCTTGCCAATGATGGCAAAAGTACAAGGGCAATCGCAGAAATACTGACCGAAGAAAAAGCCTTAACCCCTGCGGCATACGCAAAGGAATACCACCCCGAACAGTACAACGGCAACAAGTTCACAAACCCTTATCTTTGGGCAATGTCAACGATAAGAAATATTTTAGACAGGCAGGAATATCTCGGACACACCGTTTTGCGTAAGTCTGTAAGCACAAATTTCAAACTTCACAAGAGAAAAAGCACAGACGAAGAAGAACAGTATGTATTTCCGAATACACACGAACCTATCATATCGCAGGAACTTTGGGACAGCGTTCAGAAACGCAGAAGCAGAGTAAATCGTGCTTCGGCTTGGGGAACGCACAGCAACCGTTTGAGCGGATATTTGTACTGTGCCGATTGCGGAAGAAGAATGACTTTGCAGACACATTACAGTAAAAAAGACGGTTCTGTGCAGTATTCTTACCGTTGCGGTGGGTATGCAAGCAGAGTGAACGGTTGTACTGCTCATTCGATTAGTGCTGACAATGTTGAAGCCTTGATATTATCATCTGTCAAACGCTTTTCAAGGTTTGTTCTTAATGATGAACAAGCCTTTGCTTTGGAACTGCAATCCCTTTGGAAAGACAAGCAAGAGGAAAAGCCGAAACACAATCAATCGGAACTGCAACGCTGTCAGAAACGCTATGACGAACTTTCCGCACTTGTTCGTGGCTTGTATGAAAATCTCATATCGGGTTTACTTCCCGAAAGACAGTATAAGCAACTTATGAAACAATATGATGACGAGCAGGCTGAGCTGGAAACGAAAATGGAAACGATGAAAACAGAACTTGCCGAAGAAAAAGTAAATTCCGTTGATATTAAGCATTTCATTTCGCTGATACGCAAGTGTAAAAATCCTACGGAAATCTCCGATGCAATGTTCAATGAACTTGTTGATAAGATTGTGGTTTATGAAGCAGAGGGTGTGGGAAAAGCACGAACACAAAAGGTCGATATTTATTTTAACTATGTCGGTCAAGTGGATATTGCCTATACCGAAGAAGAACTTGCCGAGATAGAAGCACAGAAAAAGCAGGAAGAACAACAACGCTTGGCAAGACAGCGTAAGCGTGAAAAAGCCTACCGAGAAAAGCGAAAGGCACAGAAAATCGCTGAAAACGGTGGCGAGGTCGTCAAGACAAAGGTTTGTCCTTATTGCAATAAGGAATTTATCCCGACAAGCAACCGACAGGTGTTCTGTTCAAAGGAATGCTGCTATCAAGCAAGGCAAGACGAAAAGAAAGCCGACCGAGAAGTAGAACGAGGAAATCATTATTATCGACAGCGTGAATGTGCTGTGTGTGGCAATTCCTATTGGCCTACACACAGCCAACAGAAATTCTGCTCCGAAGAATGCCAAAGGGTAAATCACAATAAGAAAACCTTGGAGTTTTACCACCATAAAAGAGAAAAGGAGAAGCCGCAATGCAAAGATTTATCACAGACGAAAGAACGGGTATCCGATATGAACTTGTCGGAGATTATTACTACCCCTGCCTGACCGCAGAAGAAAAGCCGTTGCTCTCAAAGTACGGAAGAATGCGAGAGCGATATTTGAAAGAACACAAACGAGTTTTATATTACACTCTGCTGACAAGCGGAAAGTTATATGAACACCTTGCTGAAATTGATACTTCGGCTCGTGATATGGCAGAGTATCTGATAAAGGAAATGGCAAGAAAGCAAGGTGTAACAGAAGAACTGAAAGCAAGGGATATGCTCCGCTGGGTTGGAAAGATGAATAACATTCGAGCCTGTGCAGACGAGATTGTATTGAATGACATTGTGTATTCCTAACGGAGTACCAACCGAAAGAAAACTGCTGTCAGTCGATGGCAGTTTTTCTTTTTCGGCAAGTATTCAAGAAGTCATTAAGTTGTGAGTATAGTCGAAGTGGTAGAAAAATTCGTAAAGATGTGGTATAATGCTTTTGCTTGTGAGCGACAAATCGAAATTTATAGGAGGATAGCAAGATGAATTTTATAATCAGACCATATAAACAAGGTGAAGAAAAGTATGTTGCAGATCTTCACAAAGAACTCTATTCAACCGAATACTCATGGGGACCGAGCTTTACCGATTATGCTATGAAAATTGCAACAGATTTTGCAAAAGGCAGTAAGAATGACCGAGAAGAACTATTTGTTGCGGATTGTGATGGTGTTTTAGCTGGCTGCATTATGCTTTGCCAGGCGGATGATCCTTCCGTTGGTCAGTTACGACTTTTTGCCGTCGAGAAGGACTATCGACGCTATGGCATTGGTTCAGCGCTGATTGCCGCTTTTATGCAAAAAGCCAAGGATTCCGGGTATCAGAAAATTATTCTCTGGACAGCCAGCCCCCTTACTGACGCTATTCGGCATTACGAAAAGTTGGGCTTTAAGGCAACTGAGTCTGTAGAAAATGCTACATGGAATACAGATGGAAAGCCGCTTGATGAAATTAAAATGGAATTGTTTCTCTGACAACTTCCAGTTTATCAGTATCAAAAATAGAATATGAACAACAAAAAACATCGTAGCAATACGGTGCTTTTTGTTACCCAAAACCCACAATTCAATACATAACCACAGGTTAGTGCAAATACCTTATGTGATTTTTTGAAAGGCTTAGAAAGGGATATTTACCCCGATTTTCGCCCCGAGAAATGACACAAACAAGGCTTAATGTATCTTCCCTGTGGTTTTTTCTATTTTCAACTGGAAAGGTGGATTGATATGCCGAGAATGAGCAAGAAACGGAAACAAGAGTGGGCATTGTTTCTGAATGACCGAAACCGCATTACCTACAACGAGCTTTGCAGAAAATGCAGGAATGACTGTAAGCAGAGTTTTCGCTGTGTTGTGGTGCATTGCCCAAAATATTTATCGAAAAGGAGAACAAAGAAATATGAAAATGATTGAAAATGAAATGAATGTAACTGTACCTCTTGAAATTATCAAGGCAAGCGAAATTGAGCCGAAAGAAGTGAAATGGCTGTGGTATCCGTATATTCCGTTCGGCAAGGTTACGCTGTTGCAGGGCGATCCCGGTGATGGGAAAAGCAAATTGATGTTATCAATCGCCGCCCTGCTCTCAAAGGGAGAACCACTTCCCTTTACTGATGGAGAAGAAACCGAGCCTATGACTATCATCTATCAGACAACGGAAGATGACGCAGACGATACGGTAGTACCCCGATTTAATTCTGCCGGTGGCAATGGAGAAAACCTTATCTTCATCAAGGAAGATGAAAAAACCTTATCTTTTGGAGATAACCGCATTGCAGAAGCAATCGAAAAGTACCACGCAAGACTTTTAATTCTTGACCCGATGAGTTCCTATATCGGAGAGAACTGCTCTATGAACAATGCTAACGAAACACGAGCAGAGTTTAACCATCTGATAGCAGTTGCGAAAGATACGGGCTGTGCGATTGTGATTATCGCTCATATGAACAAGATGAGGGATACCAATCCTCTGTACCGTACCAACGGTTCGATTGACATTGCGGGTGCCGCAAGAAGCATTCTTGCAATCACACGCACACCGAACAAAGAAGCACCTGCGGAAAGATATTTGGTGCAGGTAAAATCCAACCTTGCTCCGACTGGTTCTGCTATTCTGTTTGAGGTATCGGAGAAAGGTGTGGACTTCATTTCCGAAATGGAAATGACAGCAGAAGAAGCGTTTCAATCCTTTGCCCCGAAAATTGGCAGACCGAACGATAAGGAAGTCAAGGCAAAAGCATTTCTGATTGAAATGCTGAAAGACGGAGAAATGCTTTCTTCGGATTGTGAAGAAAAACTTGAAGCCGCAGGGTTCAAGAAATCGACCATCAAAAAGGCAAAGAAAAACGCAGGAGTTATCTCAACGAAGAAAGGTTTTCTGTGGTATTGGTCTTTGCCGATGGGCGATATACCGAGAGAATAAAAAAAGATTGTCTGCTGATGGGACAGTCTGTTTTTATGATTGAGGTATCAAAGGAGGTCAAGGGGGAACACCCTTGCCCACGACATCTTTGCAGACGAAGTCTGAAAGTGTCATAGTGGGTTACACACATTCAAAGAATGTTGTGTAATGGCTTCGCCCTGCCGAGAAAGGAGAACGAAAATGGCTAAAAACAACAAAGCGGATATGAGCTGTGCAAGGGTTAAGAAGTACACCGCTTCCGATGTCAGCAAAGCGGAAAGGCACAATGAACGAAAAAACGAAACCTATGAAAATATGAATGTCATTGAGGAACGCATACCTTTTAATGTGCATTTCAAAAAGCCTTTTGCTCCGACCTATATGGAGCAATTAAAGCAGATGGAAGCTGATGGTTTAGTGTCGCTTCGTGGTTTGAGAAAAGACGCAACGCTGTTCAATGAGATTGTGATTGATGTGAACACAATGTACTTCGAGCGTAACGGTGGCTACGAATATGCAAAGCAGTTTTATGAAGAAGCGTTCCATTTTATCGAGGAAAAATTCGGTGCAGAAAATGTTATATCGGCTGTAATGCACGCTGATGAAATCAATGTGGCTGCTACTGAGGAACTTGGGAAAGAGGTGTACCATTATCATCTTCACGCTATGGTTCTGCCTGTGGTGGAGAAAGAAATCCTATGGAGCAAGCGTTGCAAAGATGAAAAACTGCGAGGAACGGTTAAGGAAGTAGTCAACCAGATTAGCCATTCAAAGAAATGGAAATCGGATATTCCACTGACTGATGAAAAGGGAAATCCGCTTCTCAGAAAAAATGGGAAACCGATGTTCCGAGCTTCATACAGTATTCTGCAAGATGAATTGTTTAACCATATGACGGAGCAAGGCTTCAAAGGCTTTCAGCGTGGTGAATACGGAAGTACCGCCGAACACTTAACCTCTTTGCAATATCAAATAAGGCAGGACAAGGAACGCTTGGAGAAACTGCAACAGCGTATTCAGAAAGAGCAAGTGAAATATGAGCCTGTCCGTCATATATCAAAGACCTTAAACGAGATTGACGGTATGGGACAGAAAACCTTTACGGGCAAGATGGCAATATCCAAAGAGGACTACTCACAACTGACTGCACTTGCCAAAGAGGGCATTACAAGTCGTGCCGAAATCAAGTCATTAGAGCAAAATGCAAATTATTACAGGCAGAAGTATTTTGATAGTGCAAACGCACTTGAAAGAATGAAAACCAAATACAACGAGCTGAAAGAAAAATGCAGACCGTTTCTTGAAGCATTGGAACACTTCCCCGAAGTTGCCAAACTTTTCACCGAAAAAGTAAGGCAACTTTTTTCTTTTAAGGAAGAACAACAACGAGCCGAAAAAGAAGCAAAGGAAAAAGAAAGACAAGAGCGTATCAAGGCACGAAAAAATAAGCGTGATATGGAAAGATAATCACTTCGACTACACTCCCGACTTAATGACTTCTTGGACTGTTGGCAATGTATTTTCGGGCAGTAATCGGGACACTTGGCAAACGAGTGTCCCATATTTTTTGAAAGGAAAGGAAGTGAAACAATATGGAAAACAAAAATTCAAGTTATTCGGTGCAAATTGGAAAGACCACTTTTATTGTGTGCGTGAAGCAGTCGGAAACCGCTAAAAAGCCGATAGAAAAGGTATTTAAGGATATATGCAGACACGAGGTTCAAGAAGATTTCTTTTCAGCCGGTTTGTTAAGTTTAGAAAAATTAAAGAAATCATCTTGACAAATTCGTTCCCGAGGGTACGGGCTACCGGGCGAGGACGCGCTTTGCCAAGTTCTTTAATCTGCCTGAGCTCATGACCCTGTTCAAGGAGGCGGCGGATATCAAGACCTCAGACCAGCTCAACCTGCCTACGCCCACGCCCATCTATCATAACGAGGTGGCGCAACCCACGGAGATACAGAAGCAGATGGTGCAGGAGCTGTCCGAGCGCGCCGCAAGGGTACACGCCCAGCTTGTTGACCCCGGCACGGACAATATGCTCAAGATCACCTCGGACGGGCGCAAGCTGGGGCTTGACCAGCGCATCATCAACCCCGACCTGCCGGACGACCCGAACAGCAAGGTCAATCTCTGCGTCAACAACATCCACCGCATCTGGCAGGACGGGCAGACGGACAGGCTGACCCAGCTCGTGTTCTGCGATTTGTCCACCCCGAAAACCGGCGCGACCGGGGCGAAGGCGGCAAAGACGGCGGGCGGGAATCTGGACAGCCCGGAGCTTCACGCGCTGGAAGCTGTCATTGGGCAAGATGCAGCCGAAGAACCGGCGTTCACGATTTACGACGACATCCGTGAAAAGCTCGTCGCCAGAGGAATCCCCCGCGAGCAGATCGCATTTATCCACGAGGCGAACACCGAGACGCGGAAGAAGGAGCTGTTTGCAAAGGTGCGCTCCGGTCAGGTGCGTGTGCTCATGGGCAGCACCTTCAAGATGGGCGCGGGTATGAACGTGCAGGACAGGCTCGTCGCGCTCCACGACCTCGACTGCCCGTGGCGGCCGGGCGATCTGGAGCAGCGCAGCGGGCGCATCATCCGTCAGGGCAACCGCAACAAGGAGGTTCATATTTACCGTTACGTCACGGAATCCACCTTCGACGCCTACCTCTGGCAGACGGTGGAGAATAAGCAGAAGTTCATATCCCAGATCATGACCTCAAAATCCCCTGTTCGCTCCTGCGAGGACGTGGACGAGACCGCTCTTTCCTACGCCGAGATTAAGGCGCTGTGCGCCGGAGACGAGAGAATTAAAGAGAAGATGGACTTGGATGTGGACGTTGCCCGCCTGAAGCTCATGAAGGCCAGCCATCAGAGCCAGCAGTTCCGTCTGGAGGACAATCTGCTCAGGCATTTCCCCGAACAGATCCGGCAGAACGAGAGCTTCGTGGAGGGCTTCACCGCCGATATGCAGACGCTCTCGGCACATCCGCACCCCGTGGACGGCTTTGCGGGCATGGAGGTCAAGGGCGACCTTCTCACCGACAAGGACAACGCAGGCGCTGCCATTCTGGAAGCCTTCAAGGACGCAAAGGGCATGGAGCCCGTTCCCATCGGGAGCTACCGGGGCTTTGCCATGTCCCTGACCGTGGAGGACTTCGGGCGGGACTTTGTTCTCACCCTCAAGGGCAAAATGAACCACCGCGTGACGCTGGGCAAGGACGCGCGGGGCAACCTCACCCGCATCGACAACGTTTTGAGTGCCATGCCGGACAGATTGCAGAATGTCCGAAACACGCTGGACGCGCTCACCGCGCAGATGGAGACGGCAAAGGCGGAGCTGGGCAAGCCCTTCCCCCAGGAGGATGAGCTGCGGACAAAATCCGCACGGCTTGCGGAGCTGAACGCCGAGCTGAACATCGACGACCGCACGCCCATGGAGCAGATGGCGGAGGACGCGCCCGCCGTGCAGAGCGCAAAGGCGGAGCGTCCCTCCGTGCTGGCAAAGCTGAAAGCGCCGCTGTCCCAGCCCTGCGCCGAGGACAAAATCAGGCACAGGAACAAGGAAGAACGATAAAAAACGGCGGCTTCGGCGAAGAATGGATTTTGCCGGAGCCGCTTCACTACAGCTTAATGAAAGGAAGGATGCACCAATATGAAGAATATTCCCGTTTACAGATTTCCCGCCGAGCACGCCCGTGAAAACGGCGAGCTGGAGCTTTACCGCGCCTCCAACAAGGCGAACACCGCCTGCAAGGAGGCCATTGAGAAGGCGATCTCCGAGCATTATTGCGATAACGTCCTGCACAGGGAAGCCGTCGCGCAGGTGGCGGAGCAGTTCGGGCATGAGCGCATTTTATATGTGCTGGCGATTACCATCCGGCAGAAGGATTGGGACGGGCGGTTCTCTGCGGACAACAAGCAATGGGCAAAGAGCGTTCCCGTTGCGGAGAACCCCGACGCATGGGGGACGGATCGGAACTGCTATCTGGCGGTGAACAGCCACAGCGGGCTGGTTGACCTGTTTACCAAGCTGGCGCGGGAGGACGCAAGGGCGCATGAGCGCAGGCCCTCGGTGCTCGGCAGACTGAAAAGCAGACCGCCCGAAGCGGCGGCGGAGGCCGTTAAAAAGACAAAGGAGCCGTCCCTGTGAGCGCGCAGTTCATGCGCCGGAACATCCGCATCTCCGTTCGCCTGACGGAGGAGGAGCACCGACTGCTGAAGGAAAAGATGGCGCGGATCGGCGTGACCAATCAGGAGGCGTTCCTGCGGAAGATGGCGCTGGACGGGCTGGTGATCAGGCTGGATTTGCCGGAGCTGAAGCAGATGATCTCGCTCCTGCGCTACACGAGCAACAACATCAACCAGATCGCCAAACGGCTCAACGAGAGCGGCAGAGCCTACGACACCGACCTTGCGGAGATTCTGGAAAAGCAGAAGCAGCTATGGGGACTTGCCAACAAAATTCTTATGAAGCTGTCCACCATTCAGTGAGCAGACAGAAATATACGATAAGCCCATGCTGCCGGCATCCTTGTTTTAGGGCAGCTCTTTCTGTATAATGAAATCAAAAAGGACGGAAAACGACTATGAAATTCATTTTGAAACTGCTGCTTGCGCCCCTTATGCTGGTTTTGTGGATCGTGGAATGGGCGCTCACGCTGGCGCTCAAGGCTTCCGCCGTGGTCTGCGTCATCGCCTCCGCCCTGTTTCTGCTTTCAGGTGTTTTTTACTTTGTGGAAGGCAACGTGCAGAACGGCTGCATCTGTCTGGGCATTGCGTTTCTGCTTTCACCCTACGGACTGCACTATTTGGCGGTGAAGCTCACAGCGCGGTTTATCGGCATGAGAATACTGCTCAGGGAGCGAATCTACGGATAAACGGAATATACGGAATGTGAAAAGGCGCAGGCTCCCTCCTGCGCCTTTTTCCATGGAGGGAATATGGCGACCACACGAATCATACCCATGCACTTAAACAAGGGCAAGACGCTGGCGCAGTGCCTTGCCGACCGGACGGAGTATGGCATGAACCCGGATAAGACCGAGGGAGGCACGCTGATCTCCGCGTTCGCCTGCGAGCCGGAGACCGCCGTTTCCGAATTTGCCCTGTCCAAGCGGGAGTACCGGGAGCTGACCGGGCGGGTGCAGGGAAGCGATGTCATCGCCTATCAGGTACGGCAGTCCTTTAAGCCCGGAGAGGTTACGCCGGAGGAGGCCAACCGCATAGGGTACGAATTTGCCCAACGCTTCCTAAAGAGCGAACACGCTTTCCTCGTCTGCACCCACACCGACAAAAAGCACATCCACAACCACATCTACTGGAACTCCACGACACTGGACTGTACGCGGAAGTTCAAGAACTTCATCGGGAGCTACCGCGCTGTCCGCAGACTGTCCGACCTGATCTGCGCCGAGCACCGGCTGTCCGTGGTGGAGAATCCGCAGAAACACGGGCTGAGCTACAACAAATGGCGCGGCGGTCACGACAAGCTCTCCAACCGCGATCTTCTGCGCATGGCGATAGACGCTGCGCTTGAAAAGCAGCCCCAGGATTTCGACGCGCTGCTGGCGCTTTTGAAGGCTTCCGGCTATTCCGTCGCCCGAAAGGGCAGGCTGTCGCTGCGGCACGAAAACCAGAAACAGAGCATCCGCCTGGAGTCCCTGGGCGAGGGATATTCCGAGCAGGAGCTGCGCGCGGTCCTTGCGGGAAGCAGGACGCACAAGCCATTCGTCAAAAAGAAATATCCGAAGCGCAGGGAGCGCGCTACGCTGATTGCCGATATTGAGGCAAAGCTCAATTCGGGGAAAGGCTACCGCTACGATCAGGCGATGAAGGTGGTAAAGCTCAAGCAGATGGCAAAGACGCTGATATATCTGGAGGAAAAGGGCTTTGCCGATTTCGACGCACTTGTCAATGCAGCCGCCGATGCGGAGAAGCGGTTCTATGCTTTGAAGGCGGCCATAAAGGCGGCGGAAGCACGTATAAGCGAGATACAGACCCTGCGGACGCACATCATGAACTATTCCAGGACGCGCAGCGTTTACACCGGCTACCGCAAGGCGGGGTACTCGAAAAAATACCTTGCGGAGCATGAGGGGGATATCCTCATCCACAAGGCGGCGAAAAAAGCCTTTGATGCGTTTGGCCTGAAAAAGCTGCCCGCGGTCAGGAGCCTGAACGAGGAATTTGCAAGGCTCATGGCAGAGAAAAAGGCAGCCTACGCCGAGTACCACCGGGCGCAGGAGCAGATGCGGGAGCTGCTGATCCACAAGGCGAACGCCGCCTATCTGCTGGGGCTGGATGAACAGAACCGGCAGACCACCGAGCGGCAGCGCGAGGAAAAATAGCGATGGCACATCGCGCAGCCACAGATGAAATCTGTGTTGCAGGGGGTATGGGGAACGCCCCATCAAGCAAAAGGCGGGGACTCGTCGGAGTCTCCGCCTGGTGTCTTTTGGCTCCAAAAGACCTTGCTTGCCACGTTTGTCGGGAACCTCACATTACTCGGGGAGAGCGTTGTTCCCTGTTTACATGCGGAAGCCAAAACAAGCAAGGGAAACGAATTGTTACAAGGGTTCTTTCACAAAGCCTGTGCAAAATTCGATTTTACAACAGAACGATGCTTATGATAACTTAGCTTTCTTTGCAAGTAGAATGGCTTCGGTCAACACAGATCTACGGAGCAATGAAAGAAACCAAATAGAGGCTGACCTTGACCAATACTATCCTGTTTATCGCGCAAGATCGAAGTCGATGATCAAACCAAGCCGAGTGCGATACGTATTACCATAACTGCATCTGCTACCTTAACGAATCCATCGCCGTCCACATCGCCGCAGAGAATCTGCTCAGGAGTGAATTCAATCAGGCCAAGAGCATAACGCATAATCAGAACAGCATCCGAAACCCTGACAGCTCCGTCACCGTCCACATCGCCTACGCCGCCGGGAGTTGAGGCGGTAAACTTCGCAATAAAATCATTCACTCCATCGAAATCATTTCTGTTGATTTCTACGTTTGTTGAAAGCAACGTACCATCCACAGCATACCAACCACAGAATGAGTTTCCCGGGACGGAGGCCGCTTCTATACAACAATAGTAGATTCCGTAGTTTTCATCCCACTCAGTACTTACTCCTATAAAGCCATATCCATCTGTGCTGATAGTGTCAATATCGATTCGCGGATTATTCGATAAATCCAATTCCGTCAGATGATTTTCGGAGCAACCCAGGATTTCAAGTTCTGTATTCGCACTGACATCAAGTTCTGTCAGCAGATTCAATGAGCAATCCAACACTTCAAGTGCCGCACACTCGCTGACATCAAGCTCCGTAAGCTGATTTCCGGAGCAATACAATACATACAGTTCTGCATTCGCACTGACATCAAGCTCCGTAAGCTGATTCCCGGAGCAATACAAACGCCTCAGTTCTGTATTCGCACTGACGTCAAGCTCCGTCATATGATTATAATCGCAATCCAACTCTTCAAGTGCCGCACACTCGCTGACATCAAGCTCTGTCAAGTCGTTTCCGTAGCAATCCAAAATTTCAAGTGCCGCACATCCGCTCACATCAAGCTCTGTCAGCAGATGATTCAATGAGCAATCCAGATCATATAGTTCTGTTTTCGCGCTGACATCGAGCTCCGTCAGCCAATTGCCTCTACACTCCAACGCTTCAAGTGCCGCGCATCCGCTGACATCAAGTTCTGTCAGCAGAGTCCATGAGCAATCCAAAACTTTAAGTGCCGCACATCCGCTGACATCAAGCTCTGTCAAGTCGTTTCCGTAGCAATCCAAAATTTCAAGTGCCGCACATCCGCTGACATCAAGCTCTGTCAATTTGTTTTCTAAACAATACAGTTCCACAAGTGATGTGCATCCGCTGACATCCAGCCCGGTCAGTTGGATATCGCCCCATGACTTGCAACGTACTTCTGTGAGTGCGGTGCACCCACTAACATCGAGGAAACCAACCAATTCTAATGGGAGAGCATCATTGCCAATACCGCCAAAGAAAATATTATAAAGGCGGTACTCGCCGGCAACAGTTGTCCATTCGATGCTCCCTCGGCAATAATCACCATCATACTCCCGCCAAGTTTCGGGATCCGTAGGATCATAATCCTCACTCAGCTTCTCACCGTTCCTGACACCGTTTTCGTCCGTCTGTTCAAAGAACGCAACCATTTTCTGATAATCATGGTCGTTGTACCCGTGCGGTGTTGCATAACGGGTAGTGAGAGGTGTCATGGCCTCGGCAGCCAGCTGCATTGGCATAGCCGAGCCAAGCATGACGAGTACCAGCAAAACAGCGGCAAGCGCCTTCAGTTTTCGTTTCATAGAGAATCCTTTCAAAGATGAATTTGGTAGTTTAGCCTCCTTCTCAAGAGGTTATAGAATGGCTTCGGACAACACATCTCTACGGAGCAGTGGAACCGGCTTAAAGAGCAAGGGGTTGTCCTAAACCAACGCTATTGTAATTTGCATTGCGGAATTGTGAGTATGCATTGAAAGGCACCGGTTTCTAACAGTTCCACTTCTCTTCTCATTTACCGCAATAGTGCATTTGATTCGGATGACCCCTGTCAAATCATGCACAGTCACTTCGTTAATTGTGCGCCATCGATAATCACTGAAAAATGAGTGTACCAGGATTCTCCGCCGTCTACCTTAAACTCAAGCCAGTTAACATTCGATACATCAAGCTCGATTACCGTCGGACTGAATTTTCTTGTGATCTTTACACTGTAAAGCACAATGCCGTCTCCGAGAATCTGGAATTCTTTATCAAAGTTACCACTACGATCGCCAATTGTAAGCGTGCAGGTAAACTTTTCGTAATTGTAGTTTAAGCAATATGATGCATTCGCACTTCCACCCCAACTATCCTCAAGTATGAAGAGGTTTCCATATCGATAATCATACGTATTTCCAAGAACATCGGTATATGTTTCACCGTATTTAGCCTGCTCAAAGTTTTCATACTCTGCGCAGGAAAGCTCACACAGATAGGTCGGTTTTAACGCATTGAGGTCATCAAGTTTTGCATTTAGCCTTTCGTCAGAAACAATGGCCATTGCTGTTTTGATCATTTCGAGTGCGCGCAGGTATTCCTTTGCCTCAATTGCCACGCTGGATTTTTGGACAACCATTGTAATATATTCTTCTGTTAATTCGTTGAGGGTGTTTTCGATGGCATCATTGCTGCCGTGTTCTTTCGTATAATTGTTCATAATGCTGAAAGCATCCATGTAATTACCCTCGTTATATTTGTCCATTGCTTCGTCAATGACAGCCTGAGCCTCTTTTGCGGCAACAATTTCATCGAATTTTTCCTTGTATGTCTGATAATTGTAGTCCGAAGGTATGCCATCGGAAGAAGCATACAGAGCATGCTGCTGAAAATACCGAACCATTTCGTTCGCAAGGTCTTGTGCCTGTTCAAAGTCGCCTTTTGTAATGAACTGCTCGATTGAAGCATTGATTTTTTCAAAGCACTCAATGTACTTTGTAACGGCATCGGCATAATTCGCATCCTCCTTGTCCACGGAGTCGAAGTTCATTATTGCTTCAAGCCACTTGCCGTCATTGTACCTTTCGATGCCTTTGTTGTATGTCTTCTTCGACTCTTCGAGCCGCTTCAAGGTGCCACGAGCCTCATATATCAGATCAGAGCTTATCCTGACTCCTTTGTATTTGGATGAATCAAAATCCATCGACGTCCATTCAGATAGAAGATCACAGAACTTAATACAAGTGTTGTAATCCTTCTCACCGGCATTGTATTCGGTTATGAAATCATCCAGTATTTCAGGTAAAGCTTCGCTGAGCGCATCGGCAGTTCTGTCCGAAATGCGTCCTCCATTGTACAGGGAATTCGCTTCAGAAAAGTTGTTTTCCCTTATTGCAAGCAAAATTTTCCTTGCTGTTGAATCTTTGACCGCAATGCCGTCAACCTCTTTTTGACAGCCCATGCACAATGAAGAAATCATAATGCATATCAGCATCAGGATTGCGATGAGCTTCGAGCTTTTGTTTGTCATGTTTGTTTTTGTCTGGTTGGTGTTCATGTTTTTTCTCCTTTGGTGTTCCATTCTTTTGGTTGTTAGGTGTTGGGTTGAAGCTATATCTGTTTGCAACCATATAACTTGCGTTAGTAAACTGAGCTGCAAATTCATAGATGGTGTTGCTGCGCAGCCGCGTCCTGTGTCAAGTTCACGACGGCTTCCGTTCTGAGTTACGAAGGATACTGCGCATAACTGCAAAATGTATATTTATGCGCTCTCCTAATTTGGAAAACAGTATGCGAAGAACAGTTCTGCATAGTCAAGTAATTCCTATGTTCAGCGTAAAGTCTGCCCTTCTCGTGCCATTATTGTACACAATTGCGGCAATATCTGTCAACACCGCAAGTGTATAAATATGCACTATATGCAAATATATTTTCCTTATAAGTGGGAATTGCGAATGATGGGCAGTGTTGCGCGTAAATAGAAAAGCAAAGCCGCCTCAAGCGGTGGGTCTTATTCAGCCAATGTTTAGTCAGCACATGCACCATATAAAAACGCAAGATCTGTATTTTTTATCTGATTCTGCGTTTAAGGAGCCATTCCCCAAAATGTGACCGTGGTTGTTGTTAACCATGGAATGAGTTGTAACCTCTATGTCAATGAGAAACGTTGAATATGTAAAGAGCTATCGTGGGGACATTTCTCTTGATAGCATCACCACAAGCAAGAGAATATAGGAGGAACCGAATATGATCAAAAAAAGAAGAAACCTGTTTATCATGCTGGTTGTCATCGTTCTGATGCTCAGCGCGACAGTCGGCGTGATTGTCGCATCATCGAACGGAACGCGCTTTAACAACACCATACTGGCAAGCAGCGTTGCAGCCGTTTCAAGCAGCGGCCTGTTGACAGTAACCAATCAATATCAAGGGATTTCCGGAAAAACAACCAAAGGTGAGATCACGACTTATATTGAGAAGAAAACGTGGGGATTGTTTTGGAAGCGCGTTGATATTGGCGAGCCTAATAACGAATGGTACGATGTGATATACAATTACGTTTATGCCGGCGATCACACGTTCCAGCTTCCATCAAAAGGGACATATCGCATCACGGTTGTCTATGTGATATCCGGTTCGGGTGGCGCTCCCGACACGATTACTCGAACAATCAAGAAAACGTATTAGGCGCACTGCCAAGCATTGTTTGGAATGCCTTTCAGTGTGAGATGATCAAGCAGGAGGATCCCACAATCGGGGATCGATCTCTCACAGCACCGTGCATACTTGCCGGTACACGGCAGTTCTAACCGTATAAGTGCAGGGGCTCGTAGCGGTTGAGGATACTGAAGTATCCTGCCGCCGCGAGTCTTTTGTTTGTAATTGAACACGAAAGCACCGGGCTTCCTGCAAATCGCCAGTAGCCCAATCTTGTATTTCTCCACTGGTACGCCTTCCCTTCCTGCATCTCCACTCGGACATCGTCAAGGGTGGCGACGCCCATGTGGACGGTGGGCATCTCGTCCATGCCGCGCGCGGCGTGGCTACGGTGGTCGATGTGCACCGGGCGGTTGTCCTTCTCTAAATACTCATTGGCGAGATCAGCCCACGCCCTGCGCCAGACCTCGGCGTTTTCCCGGTTGTTCCAGTCCACAAGGTCAACCTTGCGGGTCTTGTACCTTCCGCTGGGCAGACGGATTTTCTCGCCGCTTTCGTCCAGCACATATTCCTTTTTGGACTTCGGAAGCCACGCGCCCTTTTCGTCCAGCGGGCGCATGGTCAGCAGGATATGGGCGTGGGGGTTGCCGCCTCCCGTGTCGTGCAGATTGAAGTCGGCGATCATGCCCTTGGAAACAAATTGAGAGGAACAGTATTCCCGCACAAGGCGGGTCTGTTCCTCTCTGGACAGCTCCACGGGCAGGGCGATTTCCACCTCCCGCGCAAGCTGGGCGTTATTGGATTTTTCGGAAAGCTCCACGCTGTTCCACAGGGTGCTGCGGTCAGAGAAAGCGGGCGGGGCGTGTGCCGGAAGCAGTATTTCCGAATGGACAACGCCGCCCTTTTTCGTGTAGTCGTGGGTCAGACCGTCCCACTCGTTCGTCAGCTTTTCGCCGCTTCGGTAGGCGGCTGCGGCTACGGCGGATTTGCCTTTTCCCCGGCTGACGATCTTGATGCTGCAATGGTAGATTGCGATGGTATCACCTCCGTTTCGCTCGTTCTGTCTTGGCGGCTCCTTTCTTGATTTTGGGTAAAAGAAAAGTGCAACCGATTTTCGTCGAATGCACTTTTCTGAATAGTTAGTGCTATTTAGTTATGGTTCCCCGGTCAATCGTGTCTGCTCCGTTTTTTCTTCATACGGACCGTTAGCTCCTCGCTCTTTTGCCAGCATTAGTATCACCGCTGATGCAAGAACAACAAGAATAAATGCGAACAGCAAAACTTTTGCCAAACGATTTCTCATCATATCCTCCTATTAGTTTCTTAAAATTCTATCGGGTTTAACATGATTCATTATTATGATACTTCCGATAGTTGGCACCAACACGGCAATAAGTGCAGTCGAGACAATTGTTGCAACAGTTTTGATTGACAGTGTGAGTACATTGAAGCTAAATAGCAGATTTACTACACCACTTATCAAAAGCGCAATAATTAGAGCAAATATGGTTATGCCAAATAGTTGAATGAGTGCTTCCGAAAGAGCAATTTTAAGAGTTTCACGGTTGTTTAATCCGTTTGCTTTTAAAATCGCAAACTCATACTTTCTACCGACTGTGCTGTTGATATAAATAATAGCCATAAGAATGAGCACAATTACTAAAACAGCAATGATAATCCAAGAAGCAGTATCCCTAACATTTGAGAGAAGCTCATTCATCGAGTCTATGTCCTGATAGGCACTTACAGCCTTAAAGTTGGGGTTAATCTTCTCAAGTTTTTCAACCGTAAAATCAATATCATTGTAGTTCTTTACAAAGGACACATAGGCACTTGGCCTCCATTCGTTAATCCCATAGTCTTTATGAAACAGCGATGGGTCAATAGTGGCTTTGATAGAATTCATATATCTAAGCATAGTATCTATTGGCATATATATAATCATGTTCCCACTTGCAGACCGTCTATTTTTAAAGTCGTGATCCAAGACTCCGGAAAGTTCAAAAGAAATCGGTGCTATCTTTGAAACATCAATGTCTGCCATGTATGAGCTTTCCGAAGAAGATACGTTTAGCTTTACATCGGTAGTTCCCATGGGAACCCCTATGGAAAGACTAATCTGTACATCTGAGAGCGAGGAGTTAGCCAACCCCAAGACATTTGCCAGCTCATAAGAGAAATAAATCTTCTCCGTAGCGTCAGTTTCAAACGAATTGATTACTCTTTTTTCTACATTATCTTCTTTATAATACGGCGCAACAACTATTTTTTTGTAATGGTCGTTCGCTTCATTGAATGTGTATGTACTTGCTCTGCCATCTGTGGCTACTTCAACATTGCACGAATCGAAGAAGGTATCCTGAATAAAATCATACCCAACAGAGCGAAATTCGAGGTAAGGATAAATCGAATCAATACTGCTGATTTTACTGATTGCGGTTTCCTCTGCTGCTGATATTGATAGATTCTCATCTACATCAACATACGTTTGTAATGGAGCTGTAAAGTTAATCAAAAAGACCTCCTTATCAGAAATGGTTTCTAACAAAGACTCTTGATGTTTAACAAGCCCTTCTCCTATTCCGCTAATGCAAGCTGCCAATGCAATAGAAATTGCACACAGTACAATCATCAGTGCTTTCAGAAACTTTGACCGTTTCATCGTTTTAACAGCATACTTAATTGAGTGCGCGAAACTAAACGGCACATGCTCAAATCCATCTTCCACGACGCTTTTTTCGGTTGGTATAGCTTCCCCTCGTTTTAAAACGATTTTTTCTTCTGCTATTTCATAAACCACATCGGCAGCTTCTGTAACCATTTGATTGTGTGATGCAACAACAACCTTTTTGCCCCTTTTATTTGCGAAAGACCTGAATATATCCATTATGAGGATGCTGTTTTCTCTGTCAAGTGCTGACGTTGGCTCATCTGCGACTATTAAGGCCGGGTTTTTGGCCATTGCACAAGCTATTGCCAATCTCTGCCTTTCACCTCCTGACAATATGCGGGGGTATTTTGAACAATCGACATCCAAATGAACCTGCGTCAAATAATCAACAACCTCGTCCTCGCTGAGAGTATGACCAGCAATTTTGGCAGAGTGTTTAATGTTGTCAGCAATACTCAGCGATTCAATAAGTGAATTGTCCTGAAACACATACCCTATTTGCTTTTTCCTAACATTGCTGAGCTTTGTGTCGGATTTTAGATCAATAGATTTCCCATCAAAAATATATTCATAGCTTGTATTTGACGAGATTAACCCAATCAAATATAGCAAAGAAGTTTTTCCACTTCCGCTTTTTCCTGTGATTACAGTTATCAAATTGTCCGGTATCGTTATAGCTCCTCTTTTTATAAGAGTGTGTTCAAATTTCAAGGTTATGTTGGATAAGGCAATCATGTCTATCTCCTTTCAACTATCTCAAGCAGCATCTTCGGAAACACTACTTAATAAACGTTAGCCTGTTTTATCGTCAATGCCATCTACATAATCAGTATGTATGCGTGATGGTGTTTGATGTACTCGAAAAGGCAATTGATGCCCATTGCGTTACCAAGCTTGAATAAAGGGTGTATGTACCTTTAGCAAAGCCAGAGTTTCCTATCTTGTACGACCAAACATTGTCATAGCGGAAGGCATTAGGCCAATGAGAGCTGTTCCCAGAAAAATACTTGTCATATACTTGTCCGGTAACTGTGTTACCTTCTGAAACAAAGGTGACAGTTTGACAGCCTGAGTGAACTTTGCAAGAATAGCTATGGGTAGTCGTTTTGCGATAAACCGCAGCAGAAGCTCCCACAGTAACCGCAAAAACAGTTAGCAAGCAAAGAGTAACAGCCAAAATTCTTCTTGTCATGCGCATGGATTTCCTCCTTTCTGCATTTCCGATGATGCCGCCACAAGCATCATACTTGTATCAGCGTGATTAGTCCAGTATATAATGCTCACGCAATGCTATTGGTTGTCGTCTTTAAGGAAGAAACTGTGGATGGAAGAAAACTAATCAGGGAAAGTATGCCTTGCAACTCGTAGGCTTTCAATTACTATTCCTATTCAATTCTACAACTTTTCTATGAACGCCGCACTTTTTCGCCGCTTCGCTTGACAACCTGCGGCATTCCTCGCTGTATGAGGCGGTCAGGAAAAAGTGCAACCAGTTTTCATCGATTGCGCTTGGCAAGGGCGGATTCATATCGTCTGGTGGCCTCGGTTTCTCTGGCTTCCGCATCGGCTTTCACTTTCCATAGCATCTGACATTGGACTTAGTGTTTTTTAGCACACTCATCCGCCCCAGTGCGGCCTTCTATGCGATTTCTGTTCGTTGCTTCGGGAGGTTGTCGGCATTAGCCTGCAACCTCCCTCGTTTCGTTTGTGCTGTTGTTTCACTGTCTTTGAACCGAGTCTATTAACTTAATCATCAGGTCAATCCCGTAGTCTCCATAAACCGTTAGACTGAAAGCGTATTGATCGTGAAGCCACACTGCAACCATAACGCCGGCAGATTCATAAATTGATACATCTGTGCCGGATAGGTCAATTTGGGAGTGTTTCCCATTCTCATTATCTACATCAATTGCAAAATCTTCTGTTACGCTTTGCGCAAAGATGATCCGATCTCCCGCCTCATTTTGATAGAAGGAAATACAACAGGAGTCATTTTTTACGACGATTTCTTCTGCATATCCATCCGGAAGTTCCGTTAGACGGTAATACTCTGTAATCTGCCTTCTTTCAGACTTTTCCGTAAAGAAGTGAACATAGGAGTCAAATGTCTCCCTGATGAATTTAGTTGCCGCAGCTCGTACCGAAGGAATGCTGCAAGCGGTCAGTGCAATCAGTAAAAATGCGGCTGCGACGGCTGCAACCCGCTTAGGCACAGTGTTCGTCATTCGCCAGAACCTGCTTCGCTGTGCATGTGTAAGCTTATCCATTCTGCGCAAAAAATCATCTGAGAATGAATGGTTTATCTCTCGTTCATTCCTTGGAATCTCGGCGAACTCAGCAGAAACAACTTCCCGAAGCGCCGTTTTAAGTTTGTTTTCAGCCATTATTGTTCACCCCTTTCGAATAGCTGCACATGAAGAAGCTTTTTCCCACGCACCAGCCTTTGCTTTACGGTTGACACCTTGCAGTTCAGCAACTTAGCCGTTTCAGGCACCGATAGCTCCAACACAAAGTGATAATACAGGGCATCTCTGTATATGTCGCTCATAGATGCTATTGCTGATACAATCTTTTTGTACTCAATGCGATTATGTATCTTTTCGACAAGAGCATCGTCCGGCATTTCTTCCGAATCAGGCACATCTGTTTCGTTTTCTTCCTTCGTCCGAACACGTTCATGACGATGCTTTCTTAGGTGATCTAAGGCAGCGTTTTTTGTCGTTTTTAACAAATAGTTCCTTAAATCAGTCTCGTTTTCGATGGTACTGATTTTTGCCATATACTTCTTTGCAATCCTCAGAAAGACGTCATGTACAATATCCTCGGCATCAGAATCGTTTTTAAGCACGGTGCGTGCAACGAGAAACATCTGTTTTCGATAACTGAGGTATATTTCCTCAAATAGTCGGCGATGAGATTCGTCGTCTATAAAGCTCATATAAATCAATAGCATTAGTTTTCCTTTCTATAGCCCATGAGCCTCCATTCATACAACGATTGTAACGGGAAACAGGTTACAATCAAAGCTCAAGAATGCTATTGGCAAATTCTTCCCATCGGTACCACTTTTCCTTCTTATGCGCAAGGTAATCAATACCGCTCTCGGTTGCCTTATACACCTTGCGTTCTCTGCCGGCTACCGGGACAAGCCGTGATGATAAATACCCCTTAGTCTCCAAAGCAGACAGCAGAGGATAAAGCATTCCCGTTTTCAGTTCAAACTCAGCATCGGTGCACTTATCGCTGACTTTCTTTATGACTTGGAACCCGTACATCTCCTCTCTGCTCAACAAATGCAAAATCAGGAAATCATAGCGACCATTCATGTTTTCACTCCTCAATGTCAGTACAAATTCTACTGTATGATTTCTACTGTACAAATTATACCATGCCCTTGGCGTGCGTTCAAGGCAGGGTGGGATAATTTCTTTCGGGAATCTGTAACCGGTCCTTAGCTTCAAAACGTTGTATGTGTAAAGGCGGCAATAGAGCGGCTCAACAGATTGGGAGGAGGCGATGTTTTATGATTGTAGCGTAGCGGAATTGTTTTGAAGAACACGCAATTCAAAAGAATAATTAAAAGAGTTTCAACCTGATTGAAACAAAAGCAGGCGGTATAGCAGCGAAACTATCGTAGGTGGTGATTAAAATGGTACAGTAAATTGGCAGGTACAGTGGTTAATTAACCAGCTGTATCACGGTTAATAGACATCATTACAAAGAAATAGCAGTAAAACATACGGAGGTATCATATGAAAAAGACAAGAAAAGGCATTAGCATTTTGCTGGTGGCCATATTCATCTTCTCGGCTTTGAGCATTTCTGCTTACGCAGAGAATCGAGAAAGACATACTGCTGTCCTTGGTCCCAATCACGAGAACACTCGTGCTACGGTCACGGTGGATAATGGAGATGGACAATGGCGTTACGGAACAGGCATCGGGTTTGTTGGAACCAAGCCCGTAAAGACAGCTTATTCCAATCTGGATCATAACACCAAAACCCATCGTTCCTCCTGTGAGATTGATGGGAACTACAACAATAGCGGGTGGGTTCCAGCCCGGACGACATCCTATTCCTCGACTAAGGGTAAGAACCTTCAGTCTATAGCGTACACCAATTGGGATGTTCGAAATTGAGTCGCTGTTTTTTGAACGTTAAATCCCTACCGGCTAATGGCGGCGGAAAGTTGTTGCCGCCATTAGTTCTCGGTGTATCATTGTAAGGGAGGATGAACATGAAAAAAGTTGTATCTTTTGCTACCGTGGCTGTCTTTGTGATACTAACAATAACAACTATTATCGAGTATTCAAACAAAGAAATATCGCAATTGCGGTCGATTCCATCTCAATTTCGATACATAATCAATGTCAATTCTTACGATGTAGAAGTGCTTGATGCGTTGTGTTCAGTAGCCAATGACAAAGGTGTTGATATAGTACGGCAGGTCAACTCTTTTGACTACAACAATAATAAGTCTGTTGTCGAGGAGTATGTTTTTACAACATCGATATATGGGAAAAACTGTGAGGTGATAGAGGGCAGAATGCTTGGTTCTTCAGATATGGACTATCTGCAAGCATTTGTGTCAACAAGTCAAACTAAAGATCAAAATCAGATCGGAACGATATATGGATTCAACAAATCTACGGTTTTCTATATCCGACCACTAAAAGCACTGCCTCAAAACTACGAAATAAAAGGGACATATAATATTTGCGTCTCATCTCAATCAGACGCTGAGGTATTCGTTGCTGAAGTATCTGAATATCTGCGTCACGAGTACAATATTCCGTTTGAAACGGAGCAGTATACCATAAATATGAACTCCTCATTTCAAATGGACGAAGACGATAATCTTAGCAACGTTTTACTTTATGTAAAGGTGGCTGCTCTTTGTACTTTATTTTTGATATTTGCTTTTTCGTGCGTCTTCTTAGGTAAAGAAATTGCCGTGTTGAAAACAACGGGATATTCTACCGCTGAAAGTGTTTTTCGTGCGGCTCTATGTTCATTGGCAGGTTCGGTTTTACTATCCTTTTTGATTTCAACGATTATTTTACTAATTGCAGACTCATTGCAAACTTACCTGATTGTTTCGACTTTGCCAACCATAATAATATGTGGAATCATTGAACTGCTAATTGCAACTATTACCTATATGGGATATGCGGCAAGAATTAAATTGACACAGACAATGAAGGGGCAAGCTCCTGTGAGGACGGTAGTTGTTATTAATCTTCTCTGCTACATTTTAACTTCTGTTATTTGCGTAGCGATTTTAAATGCAGCAATAACAAATATCAATATTGTTAATAAGAGAACAAATAATCTTTCTGTTTGGGCTTCCATTCAGGATTATGGCGTGTTCTTTCCAGTTTCTTCCGGAAACGATCAGGATGCAATTAGACGTGGCGAATATCCTCTTGATATTCCAGGATATGAATTTTTCAAGTATGCCAACTCTAACGAGGGAGCAATCTATGCAGCATCGTTGCTGTTTACAGAACAAAATGATCAACTTAATGCGGATATCTTAAACCGTATTTTTGTCGTAAACGCAAATTATCTTTTGAAGTTTCCTGTCAAAGACTTGAATGGAAACTCAGTGCATATTGATGAATTTGAAGAAAAAACTATCTATTTAGTTCAGAACAAGTATCGGCAAAGAGAGGCTGAATTGATCAGCGTATTATCTTCAGACAGGGAAGCGTTCCATGATAGTTTGCATGTCGGCTTATATGGTTGTGAAGAACGGCCGTCTGCACGTGAACTTAAGATCATTTATATTGCAGACGATCAAGAATTTTTTTCTATAAATCCTGATGTTGCACCAGATAAGCACAATTACATAAACGATGCGATTGTTCAAGTTCTCACAGCCAACAACTGCCTTGTTCCCGATATCAACTTGTTTGGAGGCAGGCCGTATCTTTTTATTCCATTAAATGGACTTGCGCCTGCTGATAGAAAAGCAACGTTAATGGAAGAGATAAATAAAAATTCATTAGACGATAATCTGCCGAGTTTTGTTATCCCTAATACTCTTATCAGGCAGGAACTTGATGACCTTCGCGTCCAAACGCGCGCGTTATTCGCAGTTATGGGTATTTTTGCGTTTTTAACGATTATGACCGTTTCCCAAGCGATAATATCTCTATTTAGGATTAATGAGTATAAGTGCTTTATTCTGCTATCATTGGGTCGACCAAGAGCAGAACGATGGCGAGGAATAGTCCTTCCCCTTGTTGTAGTTCAGGTTCTGATTTTTATTGTGTGCTATGCAATAACAGGAAAGCAGGGACTAAAGGCACATCTAACTCTACAAGCAACAGAGATCGCATTCTCTATCGCTGTGATTGTGATTAGCGAAAAGAAGAATATTATTAACGTGCTAAAGAAAGGGGTATAATATGTCGATTGTAAACCTGGAAAATATCGCCGTGCGCTTTGGAATGAAAACAGTTTTTGACCGCTTCAATCTTGTAGTTGATGTCGGAGAATTCCTCTGTATTATGGGTGAAAGCGGTTCTGGAAAATCAACGCTTCTCAATGTAATAGGACTTCTTGAAAAGCCTACATCTGGACGAGTCAGTTTGTTTGGAATCAGCGGGGTATCCCCTGGAGGAGCGACCGCAAATAAGTTGAGAAGGGAAAAAATCGGCTTCCTTTTTCAAAACTACGGATTGATTGATAACGAGGATATTGATTACAATTTAGATATCGTCAGAAATAAAACCTGTTCAAGGGTAGACTTTAGCCAGCGCAAACAAAAAATGCTGTTTGATTTGGGGCTATCTTCCATAAAGACCAACACGAAGGTTTATAAGCTTTCTGGAGGTGAACAACAACGAATTGCGTTAGCAAGGCTTGTATTAAAGAACTCCGAGTTGATTTTGTGTGACGAGCCAACCGGGTCGTTGGACATGAAAAATGCTGAAGTTGTACTGGATATGCTTTTGAGATTGAACAACGAAGGGAAGACGATAGTTATCGTTACGCACGATCCGGAAATAGCGAGGAAGGCCACCAGAGTGATTACGCTAAATAATGAACCGCTGGATAGCGTATGAGGAATGCCGAGAAGATGGACATCCGCGTTCAAGAGAGAAAAAATTACAATGATTAAGTCAAACGGAAAGACAAGAAACCGCTATGCTAAGCACTGCAAAACCCAAATAGCAGGATAAATATCCTCTGCGTTTACTAAAAACCCCCACTCCTTTTGCTCATTCATGAAGATGACTATTTTCAGAAACGGAGGAACTATGGCACTCACAAACCGCACGCTCATCCTGTTCAAATACTTTTGGGAGACCACGGACGAAGCACACCCGGTCTCCCTTGCGGATATCTCCGCCCATTTGAAGGAACACGGCATCACCGCCGACCCGCGCACGCTCCGCAACGACATTGAACAGCTTGTGGAGTTCGGCGTGGATATCGTCAAAGAACGCAGAGTGCAGAACCTCTACCATGTGGCAACCCGGCACTTTGAAGCCCCGGAGGTCAAGTTGCTCATCGACGCGGTGCAATCTGCGCGGTTCATCACGCCGGGAAAAAGCAAGGATCTGGTCAAACGGCTGACGACCTTTGTTGCTCCCGGAGACGCCGCGCTGCTGGAACGGCATCTGTACATCGACAGCCGCGTAAAAGCTGTCAACGAGAGCGTCTACATCAGCGTAGACCGCATCCAGACCGCCATTGCAGAGCGAAGGAAAATCGCCTTCCGCTACTTTGATTATTCCCCCGCCAAAGAGCGCGTGCATCGAAACGGCGTGAAAGTCTATTCCGTTTCCCCGTATGCCTTGCTCTGGAACAACGACAGCTACTATCTCGTAGGCTTCCACGAACACAGGCAGCGGATTGCGAAGTTCCGGGTAGACCGCATTGACGGGTTGCGAATCACGCAGAAAGCCGCCGTACAGAAGCCGAAGGATTTTGACGTGTCGGCGTATTTTACACAGGAGTTTTCCATGCTTACCGGCAAAACGTGCCATATTACGCTGCTGTGCGAGAATGCCCTCATGAACAGCATCATCGACCGCTTCGGGGAGGATGTTGCGACGCAGGTCGTGGATGATAATCATTTCATCGTGGAGGCGACGGTCGATCTCAGCAGCAATTTCTACGGCTGGGTGTTTGCCTCTGCCGGGAAGATGCGGATTGTGGAACCGCAGGAAGCGGTGAAAGGCTTTCACAGAATGCTGGAGAGCTTCAGCAGCGGGTAATCATCCGCTGAAATGCCCTCTTATGGGGCTGTCAGGTTAAAAATTGAAGATTTTTCGCAGAAGGTGTGCATCTGATTGCACACCTTCTTTTTTCCCTCTTGACTTTCTCCGAGTTATGTGTATAATAAATCTATCAGGAACTATTGTTCCAGATAGGAGAAAAGTACAATATGAGAAGCAAGAGCGAGGAGCTTATGCTCCGCATCCGGGAGTACATCGAAAGCTACTTCGAGCGGTATTCTTCTACCCCCACCGTCCGGGAGATCGCCGGAGCCATGAGGATCGCGGTTTCCTCCGCCCACAGATACCTTGTGGCAATGGCGGAGAAGGATATGGTTTTCTACGAAAACGGTACGCTCTCCACGCCGAAGATCCGGCGGATGAATCCGGCGGTGAGCCCCGCCGCCATTGTCGGTTCCATCCCCTGCGGCTCACCTGAGGAAAAGGAAGCCCAGGTGGAGGAATACCTGCCCCTGTCCGTGTCCTTCTTCGGCAAGGGAGACTTCTACGCCCTCCGCGCCTCCGGCAGCTCCATGGTTGATGCACAGATCGACGATGGGGATTTGGTTATCATTCGCCAGCAGCACACCGCTCAGGTCGGAGAGATCGTCGTTGCCCTCACCGATGAGGACAAGAACACGTTGAAGCGGCTCTTATATGACGATGACCGGCAGAGCTATTACCTCCACCCGGAGAACAAAGACATGGAGGATATCTATGTATCCGGGCTTCGGGTACAGGGCGTAGCCACCCATGTGATCAAAGCCCTTTGACGGAGGTATTGCCCATGCAGAAAAAATATGTGTCCGTCAACGCGGAGGTGGATACGGACGGCGTGATCCGCCCGCTTCTTATCCGCTGGCATGACGGCAGACAGTGGGAGGTGACAAAGGTGCTTCATACCTGTACTGCTTCTCACGATGAGTTTGAAGGCGTCCGCTACACCGTCAAGATCGGTCGTGCGGTAAAGTATTTGTATCGGGAGGGTCAGCGCTGGTATGTTGACCGCTCCCCATAGGAGGTGTTTGTGAGACATGAGGATTTTTTCCTATGAGGAACTCGACGAATTGGGCGAAGGTTTAATCCGCCAATATCTTGGAAAGGAAGCGGAGCGCACCTGCTGCGTGGACATCGAGGGGTTTGTTACGGACTTTCTGAAGCTGCCCCTGCTGTACCGCAGCTTTGCCGAGGAGGACAGCGACAAGATCGGCTTCATTGCGGACGGCGTGACTCCTCTGCGCGTCTATGAGGGCGGAACCGTCGTCCAGCGCGTGTATCCCGGAGGAACCATCGTGATAGAGCGCTGCCTGCGGCAGGAGCACGAAAGCGGCAGACGGCGCTTCACCATCAGCCACGAGTGCGCCCACTACATCATGGACAGGGCAGTTCCCAGCGCAGCCTTTCACCGCGAGTTTGACGGAGAACGCGCCTATACGCAGGAGGATTTCAAAAACCTGTTCAGCTTTCGGGAGACGCAGGTAGACCGCATGGGCGCAGCCCTCCTGATGCCCCGCTTCATGGTTCGCAATGTAGTTGCCATGTATGGCTGCGCCGGAGGCATCCCCGTTTTCGGAGACAGCGTTCTGCGGGCAGCGGACAAGCTCCTGATCAAACAGATGGCCAACGCCATGGGCGTGTCCTTCTCCGCCTTTCTCATTCGGCTGCGGGAGCTGGGCTGTCTGTGTTACAGACCGCTGGTGGAGTACATCACGGAGGAAATGGGGCTGGGACAGGACGGTGGCGCAGGATGAGAAAAGCAAGCGCTCCCCGTAAGCTCTCGCCGGATGTGTCACGCAGGCTGTCCGATTCCCGCAGGCAGTCCGCCGCGCTGACCCTCCGGGAGATCCACTGCCCCTTTTGCAGTTTTCTGGTGGAGAAGGTGTTCTCCGACGCAGCGGGACACAAAATGGTCTACTGCCGAAAATGCAAGTCTGAGTATCCCATCAATCTGGGCTGCTTCCGCAGGATGAAGGCGAAACAGGCCGTCTGCCGCCTGCTTTCCGGAAAACCGAGGCAGAAACGATAAACTGAATACAAAAACCGACTTTTAATCGAGCAAGCGGAGAGAATCAGATTCATTCTGAGGAGACTGCCAAGCGCCGTACAAAGTCAGACTGAACCGGTAAATGGGTTCGGTCTGCTTTGACGGCGCTTTTTTGCTGCCCGATTTCTTTGTACGGCGTTGAAAGTCCTTTCCCGGCTTGGCTCGGGAAGGGACTTTTTCCATGAAACGCCGCTTTGAACAGTACATCTGCCGCTACCCGTGAGCTCCGAATTTTTGATTTCACCCAAATTCAAAAATTCAAAGGAGATCACGGCATGAAAACATTAAAGGAGTTCGATTACGACCTTTGGGCAATCGAGGAAAACGGCAGAAAGAGGTATTTCGCCAGAATCAAAGCCACCGGAGAGGAAACGGAGGTCAGCCTTGAGGTGATGCGGCTGCTGCTCCGTCAGGAAAAGCAGATGCGCCGGGAGTACGCAAAACAGCAGACCATCGGGCCGGTTCTGAGCCTTGACGCCATCCGCGACGGTGGAAGCATGGATGAGGCCGCATGGCTGCTGGATACGCGGCAGCGCATCGACTCCGAGGTGCTCACGGCAGAACTTACAGACGCATTCTGCAAAACGCTGACGGACAGCCAGCGTTCGATCTTTCGGGAATGCCTCATCGAGGGGAAAGGCCAGTCCGCATATGCTGCGGAGCACGGCATGACCAGGCAAAGCGTGCATGACGCAATCGCGCTGATCCGCAAAAAAGCAAAAATATATTTTGCGTGATACCTGACAAAGGGCAAAAAAATGTCCATTGAAAGGTGAGAGGACAAATCTCACCGCAAGGGATACGGAGATTCAGTTTTCTCAGAGCCGCAAGGCTCAGCGAACCTTGAAAACTGAATATCCAGGCATCAGGCACATTCCCAACGCTATGGGCTGAACCCCTGAGCCGCTTTCGTGAGTGCGCCACGACCTCAGAAATGAGCGAGCGATACAACTTACACGATAAAAGCCGGGCTGCTCCCGGTGGAGGCGACGACAGGTGTTGGGGACAATGATACTTCCGTAATTCGCGGCCCGGCCACAATGAAGGCGGGGAGGTTCAATTCCTATGGAGCGGTGCAGCACACCGCCGCCTGATGTTCTCCCTGCTCTCGGGGCGTCGAGGACAAATTGAGAGCGGACATACCCGAAAAACGAAACAATCTATAAGACAAGGAGATACAAAAGATGAATTGTCAGGAGAAATACAACAGCGAGAGGTATCTGGATATGACCTGCTTTCTCGCTTTGAGGAATATCGAAAGAAAAGAAAGAAAGGAACGGAGAAACCGCATGAAGGAAAACTGGATTTACCGCAGGGGCGACGTGTACCTCGCCAACCTCGACCCGTATATCGGCTCGGAGCAAGGCGGCACACGCCCAGTCGTAGTGTTGCAGAACAACACCGGCAACTACTACTGCCCCACGCTTATCATCGCACCCATCACGTCCAAGGCGGGCAAGAAGCCGTCCCAGCCCACCCACTACTATGCGGAGCGTATCCACGGGCTGGAGCTTCCCGGCATGGTGCTGCTGGAGCAGATCAAGACCATCGACAAGCGGCGCGTGAAGAAGTACATGGGCAGAATGACACGACAGCAGATGGACGAGATTGGGGAAGCCATCGAGGAAGCCCTCGGGCTGTACGTCCCCGAAGAAATGGAGGCTCCGTGATGAATCCCGTACTGACCATTGACCCTGAATTTGAGGCGAAATGCCCGCCGCTGACCGAGGACGAGCTTTCCCAGCTGGAAGAAAACATCTTGGAGGAAGGGCTGGTGCTCATGCCCCTCATTGTCTGGAACGATACGATTGTGGACGGTCACAACCGCTACCGCATCGCACAGGCGCATCCGGGCATCGAGTTCCGCACCCATGAAAAGCAGTTCAACAACCGCTACGAAGCCCTTTCCTGGATTTGCAAGAATCAGCTTGGGCGGCGAAATCTGACACCCCAGCAGAAGAAATATCTCATAGGCGAACGGTATGACGCTGAGAAAAAAGCACACGGCGGAGACCGTAAAAGTGGGCAGGTAAAATCAACGGTTCAAAACGAACCGTTGATTTCTTCACACATGACCCGTGCTCAAATAGCTGAGGATACAAAAACGAGCGAGAGCTATGTTATGCGGGCAGACCTATACGCCAAAGGCGTAAATGCCGCTGAAGAAGTGCTTCCGGGCATCAAGAATGACCTGTTGCTCGGAAAGTTTAAGCCCAGAGAAACCGATGTGGCGGCTGTCGCCCGTGCCTCTCCCGAGGAACGCCGGGAAAAAGCGGAGCAGCTCAGGGTGATCCCGGAAAAGAAGCCCAAAGCAGATAAGGAGTCTGCCCGGAGCGGCACAAAGCGCCAGCAAGAGGTTTATGCGACTATCGACAAAAGCTACGAGGATATGAAGGACTCCAAGCGCGTCACGGAGGATTCGGCACTGGTAAGCCTGCGCTATACGGCGCGGAACATGGTCGAGACATGCGACGTGCTTTTTACGAACTTCCCCGGTCTATTGGAAAAGCCGGACTACAAAGATCAGGTCATTGAAATCATGCAGGAGCCAAAACAATACATTCTCAAATTGGAAGGAGAAACAGACAATGAACAGCATTAAGACACTCTACAAGCTGATGGAAGTCAGCAGCCGGGATTTGGAGATTCCCGATGCGTACCAGCGCAAGCTGAACGCCGAGCGTGTGGCAAAGATCGTGGCCGGGTTCAATGAGCGTATCGCCAACGAACCGAAGGTTAGCTTTCGTGACGGTCACTATTATGTGTTTGACGGGCAGCATACCATCATGGCGCGCAAGCACATGAACGGCAACAACGACCTGCCGATCCTCTGCAAGGTGTACTACGGTATGACAGAGGCTGAGGAAGCTCTGCTGTTTGCCATGCAGACCGGCTGCTCCGCAGCCCTGACGCCCAGCGCGAAGCTCCGCGCCAATCTTCATGGCGAGGACAAGGCATCGGGCGAGTTTTACGAAGCGACCGAGGACGCAGGATTTCATGTGGGCTTTGAGCGCGGTGGGGGCGTCGGGCGCATCATCTGCATCAATACCGCCTTTGCGGAGTTCAAGCGTGTCGGTGCAGAGATTTATAAGGAAGCGCTGACCATCCTGCTGGAAGCCTGGGACGGCGATCCGGAATCCCTGAGAGCTGAGGTTCTTCAGGGATTCATTCATTTTGTGGAGCTTTACCATGATGAGTATGACCGTAACCGCCTCGTTTACAGCCTTCGCGCCTACGAGCCCAAGTTTATCTACGCGGCGGGCAAGGCGGAAAAGGAGCTGCGGGGCGTAAAGCGCTACGTCAACATCTTCTACCGCATCTACAACGGCAGACGCAAGCACGAGATTCTTCCCATGAAGTTCTGAGGGAAGGTTCTTTTTTATCCGCATCGAGGCCGGAAACCATGGGGTTGTGTTCCGTCACAGCCCTATTCTTCTGCCCTCGGCTCGGGCTCATAGATTTATATATCCAATCATAACCATGGAATAAACAAAACAAGGAGGTATGGCATGGACGCATATACGACATCCGATATGGATGTTCGCACCGTTGACCCTGCGGCGCTGGTGGATATCCGCGACGTAAAGGTCAACACGGCGCTGCCCAAGCGGGAGCGTATTTTGGATTTCATCCGTCAGATCGGCAACCCCTACTGCTACCGGCATGGGAAATATGTGGTCAGGGTCAGCTTCGCCGATACGGATGTTTCATTGGAGGACAGACTGGAAGCATACATCCGCACAAAGGGCTGATCCTGCGACATCCTCGACAGTCCTGCGCAACGCAGGGTACAATTTTGGAGGAAAGGAGCTGGCAATATGCAACACAACACCGAAACAAAAATCTGGAACGCCACGCTTTACCTTCGGCTGTCGAGGGACGACGGGGATAAAGAGGAATCCAACAGCATCACCGGGCAGCGGGAGCTGCTGCGGGATTTCATCCGCACCCGACCGGAGCTTCGGGAATACGCTGTCAGGATCGACGACGGTTTCACAGGCTCCAATTTCGAGCGGCCGAGCTTTAAGAAAATGCTGGAGGACGTAAAGGCCGGACGCACCAACTGCATCATCGTAAAAGACCTCTCACGCTTTGGCCGCAATTACCTGGACGCTGGCGAATACATCGAGAAGATATTCCCATTTTTAGGCGTGCGGTTCATCGCCGTCAACGACAACTACGACAGTCTCGGCGGAAAAAACGCTTCGGACGAGCTTATCATTCCGTTCAAGAACCTCATAAACGAAGCCTACTGCCGGGATATTTCCGTGAAAGTCCGCACCCAGCTTGAGGTCAAGCGCAAGAGCGGCCAGTATATCGGCGCATTTGCCGTGTACGGCTATCTGAAAGACGAAACAGACAAAAACCGTCTGGTGGCAGACGAATACGCTGCGGACGTCGTGCGGGATATCTTCAAATGGAAGCTGGAGGGCATGAGCCCGCAGGATATCGCCGCCCGATTGAATCACAGCGGCGTGCTTTCGCCCATGGAATACAAAAGATCGCTGGGCATGAGGTTTGCCACCTCCTTCAAGGCGAACCCGCAGGCGGCATGGTCGGCCAACGCCGTGCTGCGTATCCTGAAAAATCCGGTCTACACAGGCATACTCATTCAGGGAAAAGAAACCACACCCAGCTACAAGGTGCGAAAGCGCGTCACAAAGCCGGAAAGCGAATGGGCAATCGTTTCGGACGCCCACGAAGCCATCATTGAGCGCCGGGACTTTGACAGCGTACAGAAGGCGCTCTCGTTGGATACCCGCCGCAGCCCCGGCGACAGCGCCGTGCAGCTTTTCAGCGGCATGGTGTTCTGCGGCGAGTGCGGCGCAAGCATGGTGCGCAAAACCGTTCCCTCCGGCAATAAAAAGTATGTCTACTACGTCTGCGCCGCGCACAAGCAGGATAAATCCTGTTCGCCCCACCGGATGCGCGACGAGGCGCTGGAACAACTGGTTTTGGACACGGTAAAGCAGTATGTCCGGGACGTGGTTGATCTGGACGATATTCTTGCCATGACGGATACCGCCCCCCTGAGAACCGCAGAAGCCCAGAAGGTGCAGCGGCAGCTCGACAAGAAACGCTCTGAGCATGAGCGGCTCCAGAAGCTGCTCATGTCCCTGTATGAAAGCCTTGCAGACGGCATCATCGACCGGGACGAATACGCAAGGCTCAAGCAGAATTACGCAGGGCGCTGCGCCGAATGCGAAAAGCAGATGGACGCCTTGCAGGAGACCCTTACGCAGATCGGGGAGCACGGCGGCGGGCACCGGGAATGGATGGCGCAGTTCAGAAAGCACCTGAACATTACGGAATTGGAGCGCAGCATCGTTGTGGCGCTGATCGACCGCATCCTCATTTACAGGGATAACCGCGTGGAAGTCCGCTTCCGCTTTGCGGACGAATTTGCATGGCAGACGGATATCCTGCGCCGGGCGCAGATCAGAGAGGTGGTATAAGTGGCAAGAACGAAACGAAAGACAAACCCGGTCATTCCGGCGGCGGAAGCTCCCGCACAGGCGCAGAAGCAATACCGCGCCGCCGCCTATGCCCGCCTTTCCGTGGAGGACAGCGGCAAACCCGGCGCGGATACCATAGAGGGACAGAAAGCGCTGCTAACTTCTTTTATTGAAAGCAGCTCTGATCTGGAGCTTGCAGCCCTGTTCTGTGATAACGGACGAACAGGCACGGACTTTGACCGTCCTCAGTTTGAAAAGATGATGGAGGAAGTACGCAAAGGGCATATAGACTGCATCGTGGTCAAAGACCTATCCCGCTTTGGCAGAAACTATAAGGAGACCGGCAACTATCTGGAACGCATTTTTCCTTTTCTGGGTGTGCGCTTCATCGCCGTCAACGACGGCTTTGACACCATTACTGCCCAGCGGGGCGCGGACGGGTATCTCGTTCCGCTGAAAAATCTCATTAACGAGGTTTACAGCAAGGACATTTCCAAAAAGTCCGGCTCTGCACTGGCGGCGAAGCAGAAAAACGGCGATTTCATCGGGGCGTGGGCTCCCTACGGCTACCGCAAGCGTGAGGATGATCCCCATAAGCTGGAGCCGGACGAAGCGACGGCTCCCATCGTCCGGCAGATATTCCGGTGGCGAGCCGAGGGCGTGAGCTTCACGCAAATTGCAAGGCGGCTCAATGACGAGGGCATACCTTCGCCCTCCGCCTACTTGTACAATACCGGGGTATGCAAAACAGAAAAGTATAACGGCGTGAGCTGGTATGTTCAGACGGTCAAAAACCTTCTGTCCCGGCAGGTGTACATCGGACACATGGTGCAGGGCAGGAAGCGGCAGTCCTTCTACGAAAACCGGGGACAGTACAAGAAGCCAAAAGAGGAATGGATCGTCGTGGAAAATACCCACGAGCCGCTTATTGACAGGGAGACCTTTGACAGGGTGCAGGAAATAACTCAGCACAAAAACGAACAATACTTTGAAAACCTCGGCAGGTTCGACCATCTGGAAACCTCCGAAAACATCCTCAAGGGATTGGTTTACTGTGCTGACTGCAAGCGTCCGCTGGTACGGTACAAGAATGTGAGCCACGGCAAAAAGCTGTGGTACAACTTCATCTGCCCGACCCACGCCAACGACATTGGCAGCTGCCCGCTGAAAAACATCCGGGAGGACGCACTGTTCCCCATGCTCCTGCAAGCCATTCAAACCCAGATCGCCCTTGCCGCCGATATGGAAGCCATTGTCCGCAGGGTGAACAGCTCCCACAAATACAGAAAGCAGACTGCGACGCTGCAAAGCAAACTGGATGCGGCGAAAAGAACGCTCAAGCGCTGCAACTGCCTGTATGACAGCCTGTATCAGAGCTATGTGGATCAGCTCATGACCGAGCAGGAGTATATGACGCTGAAACGCCGCTACAAAGCGGAAGCCGAGGAAGCGGAGCGGCTGATCGAAGCTCTGACCCGGCAGCAGGCGGCGGAAGCGGCACACACGCCGGAGAACCCGTTCCTTGCGGCCTTCGGCAGCTTCCGGGGCGCGGATGTTTTGACAAAAGAAATGGCGCAGGCGCTGATTGAGCGTGTGTATGTGGACGGCGACAGCAATATCGAGATCGTGTTCCGCTACCGGGACGAATACAAGGAGCTCTGTACATATCTGGAAGGGAGGGAAACTGACGCATGAGAACGGCTATCTATCTTCGCATATCCAGCGAGGACGCGGATTTGAGAACCGCCGAAAAGGACGAATCCGAGAGCATATCCAACCAGCGCAGCCTCCTGCGGGATTATGTATGCAGCCATGCAGATTTATCCGGCTCTGAAATACTGGAGTTTTGTGACGACGGCTGGAGCGGTACGAACTTCGAGCGTCCTGCGGTAAAGGAGCTTTTGGAGCAGGTCAAGCGTGGGCAGATCAACTGCATCGTAGTAAAAGACCTATCCCGCTTTGGCCGTGATTATCTCACCGTGGGAGACTACATCTCCCGCGTGTTCCCGTTCCTCGGTGTGCGCTTCATTTCCGTCAACGACGGCTTTGACAGCAGCAATCCGCTGGATATCGACAGCCTCGATACTTCGTTTCGGACGCTGATCTACGACCTGTACAGCCGTGACCTCTCCCGCAGGGTAAAAAGCGCAAAGAAGGCCAGAGCCGAGCGCGGGGCGTTTCTCAGTCCCTATGCGCCTTACGGATATGTCAAAGACCCGGAGGACAAGAACCATCTGCTGGTGGATACGGAAGCCGCCGACGTGGTACGGCGCATCTTCCAAATGGCAGCAGACGGTGCAAAGACATGGCAGATCGCGGCGGCTCTGAACGGTGAGGGCGTAAGCTCTCCAAAGAACTACAAGGTTGAAGCAGGCTGCACAAGAACGCCGTGGCGCAGCATCCGGGAGGAAAACTTCTGGACGGGCAATCTGGTCGCAAAGTTCCTGCGGGACGAGCGGTACACTGGCAAGACGGTGTACGGCAAACGAAGCCGGGATATTGTAGGCAGCACCCACACGGTCAAAATCTCCCGCAATGATTGGGTTATCGTCCCTGACCGGCACGAAGCCATCGTGTCGGAGGCGCTGTTTGAAAAAGCGCAGATTTGTATGCGGGAATACAGGGAACGCGAAGTCATGACGGGCGGCGGGAATCCGCTGAAACGCAAGGTGGTATGCGGCGTATGCGGTCACGCCATGCAGCGGGACAGCAGAAAGAACGGTTCCTACCGATGCGTCATGAAACGGCTGAATACCGGCTTTGACTGCTCGGAGGAAAAAGTCCCGGAGACCGATATTCTGGAAGCTGTGATTGATACCATACAGGTCTACGCTCAATACGCCGTCAGCATAGACAGGCTCCTGCAAACAAGGCAGGAGCAGCGACAGCTTGACCGCAAACAGGTGCAGCGACAGTTGCAGACCCTCCAGAGCCGGAAAGCCCAGCTTGACAAGCGGCTGCAAGACCTCTATGAAGGACTGGTAGAGGGAGAAATCTCCCGCGAGAGCTTCGCGGCGCAGAAGAAAGCTCTGACGGCGCAGGCAGAGGAAATCACCCGCACGGTCTTGGAGCTGGAGCGAAAGATGAGCGGCAGCGACGACAATAGCAACGCCGTAATTGAGAAGTTCAGGAGCTATGCCGGGATTACGGCGCTGACCAGAGAAATCTCAATCGAACTGCTGCACTCCGTCACCATCTACCCGGACAGGCGCATGGATATCCGGCTGAACCTTGCTGATGAGCTTGAAGCTCTGATGGAAACCTTGCGCCGGGAGTCCTGCACGGCGTGAATTTGTTAGTCCTTTCTGTACAGCAGCCGACGATGGGTATAGCGGGACGAACTATGACCGCCCCGGCTTCCAAGCCATGCTTGCGGAGATCGAAGCGGGACGGGTGGCAGTCTGTATTACCAAAGACCTATCCAGACTGGGACGAAATTCTTCGCTGACAGGGCTGTATATCAACTTCACGTTCCCGAAGTACAATGTGCGTTATATTGCCATCAACGATCACTTTGACACCATCGATCCCAACAGTACCGACAGCGACATTGCAGGCATCAAGAACTGGTTCAACGAGTTTTTTGCCAAGGACACCAGCCGCAAAATTCGTGCTGTCAATAAGGCGAAGGGCGAACGCGGCGTTCCCCTGACCACCAATGTTCCGTTCGGCTACCGTAAAGACCCGGAGGACAAGATGAAGTGGGTCGTGGATGAAGCGGCGGCATTGGTAGTCAAGCGCATTTTCAAGCTGTGCATGGAAGGGCGAGGCCCGATGCAGATCGCAAAGCTCTTGCAGGAGGAAAAGGTACTTAACCCAACCGCCTACAAGAAGCGCGAGGGCATCAAGACACCCAGCCCGGAAACCGCTGATCCGTACCATTGGAACACCAACACGGTCGTTCACATTCTGGAACGGCGGGAATACACAGGATGCACCGTCAATTTCAAGACCTACACCAATTCTATTTGGGATAAGAAACAGAGGGAAACGCCCGTTGAAAAGCAGGCAGTTTTCTACAATACCCACCCGGCGATCATTGAGCAGGAGGTCTTTGACAAGGTGCAGGAAATTCGCCAGCAGCGTCACCGCAGGACAAAGACGGGCAAGAGCAGTCTGTTTTCCGGTATGGTCTACTGCGCTGATTGTGGAGCAAAAATGCGCTACTGCACCACCAACTACTTTGAAAAGCGGCAGGATCATTTTGTATGCGCCAACTACCGCAGCAATACGGGAAGTTGTTCGGCACACTTTATCCGTGCTGTTGTTCTGGAAGATTTGGTCTGGATGCACATGAGAACTGTGATTTCCTATGTCAGCCGGTATGAGGATCATTTCCGTGCCGTCATGGAGCAGAAG